TGTTGAATGCGTCCGATGTGTCAAGTGTCATTGGCACAGCATTTCCAGCGTCATTGGGCTGGCTCACTGTGCTCCAGAACTGTCCGTAGAATGTGCTGCCGCCGGTGGTGCCTGTGAGCGTGGATCCATTGCCATAGTAATAAGGCGCTGTGACATTGCCCGAGAATACAGGTGACTCGCTCACAGCGAATGCAGCAGTGTCAGTGGTGGCGTTGCCGGTGAGCACTATGTTGTTGCCTGCGGCCAAAGTCAAGGTATCTGTGGCAGAATCTGCCACAAGATTGGTGCCGTTGGCCGCCACAGTGGGGAATCCTGTGGTCACAACACCGGTCAGTTGTGTGCCGTTGCCCAAGAAGTAGGCAGCAGTGACATTGCCCGAAGCAGTGATGTTGCCCACGCTGAGCGTGTTGGTGACATCGTTGTAAGTGAATTCAGCATCGTCGTCGATTTCTTTGCCTGAGCCAACAAAGGTCACTCGGGTGGGTGTGAGGTTCTGCCCTACCAAGTTGCCACCTGTGACATTGCCAGTGGCCACAATCGTGGCACCTTGTATCAGTGTGCTAGCTGTGATATTGACTGCTGTGACATTACCTGATGTGGTCAGGCCATTGTTGACCACTGTGCCTGACGAAGTAATCAAGTTGCCACCACGGATGTTGCCCGTGGCCACTACCTGTCCTGCAGTGACAAGATTGCCACCGGTGATGTTGCCAGTGGCCTGGATGGTGCTATTGGATGTTACTGACAAGAATGACACAGAGTTGGCGCCGCCCACGGGTTGGCCAATAGAATATGTGACATTGCCCGTGGCTGATGATACTGTGACACCTGTTCCGGCTATGGCTGCCGTGACACCTTGGTTGGTCACCGTAATGGTGTCGCCTAATTCTACTTCACTGTTGCCAATTATTCCGATTCCAGCGCCTGCTTGAAATGTCCAATGATCTATTGCCAAAAAGTTGTTGGTTATGCTGCCGTTGCTGAGTGCGTTGGTCACATCACTGCTGAACAGTGTGACTATTCCAGTACGGCCATTGAAAGTTTGCACTCCAGATCCGCCCACAGGAACGTCTGCCCACACATTTCCTGAAGTATAGAGAACGAAATCGCCTACTGCGAATGTGATGTTGCCCGAGCCCAGATCCTGTGTGCCGGCCACGCCCACGATGTATTCGTCGCCAACATTGCCCACACCGTCGGCCAAGGTAGGTGAGTTGTTGGCTGCATTCCAGATACCCAGGAAGTTGACACCACCTGCTGGCAGATATATGGGATCGATCTTGGTTGAGGCATTGAGTGGTACCACTCCAAACGCATTGCCTTTTTGTGTGAGTGGTATGGCTGCCGTGGTCTGGCGTGTGCCGTCACGGAACTCGATGCCCACCATGTTGACTTCCATGTAACCGGTATCGGCGTTTTCACCTACTTGGATGTTTTCTCCAGAGCCGGCTGTGGTCAGTCGCAGACCATCGGTGGTCATCTGCATATTGCCCACTTGCATGGCAGTGACACCATCTACATAGAATACACCGTTGTCCACATGGACTTCGGCATCATTGCCCAGCACCGAGTCTTCAAGGAACAAACTATTGGGACCTACCCACACATTGGACCACTTGTTGGTGCTGTTGCCCAGTCCAAAAATATTGTTCACTGCTGGGTTAAGATTTGCGTGTATGGTGGTGGTCAGTGGATCAAACTCTGCGGTCAATTCAGTTGCAGTATTGCCCGGAGCCGTGGTCCAAATCTGGATTTTTGACCCTTGTTGCAGGGTAGTCTGATTTTCAGTTGCTACAAAATCTATGCGTGTGGTGGATATGTCAGGCCAGGTTCCATCTGTGAGATAAGGTGTGGCCGCAACACGGCTGATAATCTGTCCACCAAGCACGCCTGTGGGTGCCAACGAAGTGCCATTGTATCTACGGCCAATATAAGCCGAATAGTTGGCCGCACCATCGCTGTAGATGCGACTGGGTATGCTGGGCTGTCCAGTGATGTGCAACATCACACCATAGTTCTGTGGATCTACTATTGATCCATCGGCTGATCCCACGATCTGGAACGATGCTGCCAGGTTGCTGGTATCGGGCACTAGAGCACGTATGCGACCATCGCGATCTACTGCAAAATCTGGTTCTGCATTTAGATCGGAGCTGTGTATGTGAAATCCACCCAATACATTGAGATTGGCATTGCCGCCAACGGTGGCATAGGTTATGTCACGACCAGCCACTGTGCCAGACATGGTCTGATCTGAGATGGTAAAGTTGCCGAGATTGGCCACCCCAGTGACAGAGATGTTGCTGAATGATGTGTTGCCTGCGAATGGAGTGTTGCCAAAGATCGAAACACCGTTGGCATACAAATAGTTGTTGGTCAATATGTTGCCGGCTGCTAGATTGCCTGTTAAGGTGGCCACTGAGCCATTGAAGGTAAAGTCTGCGCTGCCACCAAATGTTCCAGCATTGTTAAACTGCACTTGTGTGTTGGATCCACCGGGAACTCCATTGCCACCACCGCCTCCGGTGCCAACCAAGATACCACCAGCAGTATTGCCATCGCTGTAGTAAAATCCGTTGCGATCTGGATCCCACCAGATGCGACCCTGTTGCCCTACATAGGTATTGCCCTGTGCGTTGTTATCTCTACTGGTGAATAAGTTTTGAATGTAGCTCATGTGCTACACCTTAGTCATCTAACGGTTCGTCGTTGCTGAGTTCTTGTATGGCAGCCACGGGAATGCCACTGAGTTTTTTTATACGATCAATGATGTCAGGATTCTGTGTCAAATCGCCTTGTGCTTCTTCGGCTTGTTCTGCTTCCTCGGGAGTTCCGTCATCATAGACATTTTCCACACCCACGGCTTTTTTCAACAGTTCTTGCTTTTGCTGCAAGGGAGGCAAAAAGAGATCATCGGGACTTTTTTCATTGCCACTGGCAGTGGTATCAGCAGAGTCGTCATCGCTGACTGCCACTTGTATTTCAGCATTGATCAAGCCAGCGGGATTTTGTATGCGAGGATCGGGCGATCCGCCTTCGGGGTGATCTAGGTTATTGGCTAATACCCGTAAAATGTCTGCTATTTTCATCTTTGTGCCTTGTACTTGTATTTATGTGTTCAACGGTTCCTGTGTTTGGGCTGCCGTTGATAGGATTTGGGATTCTTGTGTGTGCCCGATCCCCGGGCCACCCGTTGTGCGGCTCGTGCCACGGGATTGCGCGGTGCAGGGGTGGATTTCTTGGGTGCTTCCAGCACACGATAACTTTTCTTCTCTGACCGATCCAACATCTTCATGGCCGAGTTGATGTCGTTGTCTAGAGCAGCGATTTCCAGTGCGCGGAAGTTGTCCCGGCCAATGTTGGTGCCGGGCGTGACACGCACAAAGTTGTACAAAGTGTCAATCCACATTTTGGCAGCACGGCTGTTCCTGCCGCCTAGATTCAGCAAGGGTCTGATGGTCTTGGATATGAGATCTGTTAGTGATGTGGCTTGCACATTGGGGAAAACTTTTTTCAAGCCATCATAGATCTGATCCCCATCGGTGGCTTCATACACTTCTTCTATGTACTCGTCGATCACACGATGATTGGCAGTGTCTTCGCTGGTCTGCTCTACACCAAAGTTCTTGTCGAATCTCGCGCCCGGTGAAATGGGATTTTTCATCTGTGTGTAGAAAGGTTCTAGATCTGGACCCACTGAATCTTCGGGACCTTCGGTGGGTGTGCCTGTGTAGTTCTGTGTGGGGTAATCTCTAGGTTGGTTGAGTAAATCTCTTAATGGACCTTCTTTGTTGTTGTATTCTTCCCAGTCGTAGCTGGTGTCTATGCCCTGCAAGGATTCTTCGCTTACCTGCTGTTCGCGGAACTGAGCATTGGGGCCGGCTAGATTGCCTGCTTGCGGGTTGCCTGCCACATCCACGGGATCAGGATCCATGAGCTGTACCACATCTCGGGGAAGGCTGTGTCCTGCGCGATATTCAAACAAGTCGTTGATGATCATCGCTCTTCCATGTAGTCTTGCGCCACAGGCGTAGCGTTTTGCTCCATCATCTGCTCATGCACTTGTTCGATGGCTCTTTTGGCATCTGCTAGGCTGGCGAATCCTGTGCCTATTTCTTTTTCATCTACTTTGACCACAAAGCCATCTGTCATGTTGCCACAGATGTCGGCTGTTTTTTCACCGTTGGGTCCAATTGTCACCCTATCCACGGGTTTCAATGAGTCTCCACCGCGATTGCTGTCTTTGTTTTTTAAATCGGTGTCAGTCTTCTTTTCTTTTGACACTGTGTCTAAAAAGTCTTTGAGATCTCGAGCAGAGCCTTTGACCACTATGTCTTCACCTATGGCTGATTCTGCCATTGAGGATTCCGTTTTCTTACGACCTGCACAGTGTGCCTTTTGACTGAATCCCCGTGGATTGCTGCAGTTGATGGACTTCTTGTATTTCTCACTCCATTTTTCTGTCACAGGTTCTAGAGTTTTTTTCTTATCTAGTTCTTGAAATAATGTTTCAACCTGCTGATCTAATTCTGCGGCATGATCCTGTTCTATCTGCGACATCTTTCTGGCCAGAGCGGTATCTTCAGCAGAGTCGCCTACCAACTTGCTGGGGATTTTGCTGGCAGGATCTGTACCGCGCAGGTATCCTACGAACTTGGGGCCGGCACCTTGATTGAGATCACCCTCGGCGATGCGCTGCAGTCGGGCGGCTATGTCGTAGATGTCCTGATTGCTCATGCACGAGCTTTCTTGAGAAAGCTACGCAGCATCCAATTGTGCTTGCCGTGTGCGTCCTGGCGCTCGGCCAAGAAGTTTAGTATGCCTTCTTGATTTTCTGCCTTTGCACTGGCTATGGCTGTGCCGATCAAGGCCAAGAGTTTTTCATTGTCAGTTTTTAGTTCTTCAAACATGAGTTCTGCTCTGGGAATCTTAGTTTGATCTTGGATAACACTTAGTTCTTGATAACGCATGAGTGATCCTGGTGCGTAGACATCCAACACACGGATATATTCGGCTGCGAGATCAGTGGATTCAAAAACTTCTGTGGCTAGTTTATCAAAGAACTTGTGATACTGACTAAAGTCAGGACCTTCAACATTCCAATGGAAGTTCTTGGCCTTGAGGTAAAAAGCAAAACTACTAGCTAGTAGTTGTTTGAGATCGTCGGCTAACATTTGGTATCTTTCTTGGATTCTTGCATGGGCTGTATGCCCTGTTCGTGCTGGCTCAGTATGTAGTCCCAAACTGACACCAGATTCATTTTTGCTCCGGCGATTTTTTCCTGCACCCATTCTGGCAAGTTTTCACCGTCGGCTATGGCATCGTGCAGCCCTTTGACTGCTCTCAGCATGGTATGCAAGTTGCTCTTGGCCATGCCTGACTCGTCGTCATACTCGCCATCGTAGTTTTCTTTGATGTTGCGTGGGGTCTTCCGGGCTTTTTTGGGTCTGCTGTTGGCATACTCACGTTTTTCGCCGTAGACGCCTTGACCTATGGGGCCGCGGCGCTGTGTAGCGCCCAGGGGCATGGCAACTGTGGCAATACCGCCTGCAACGGTGGATTCTTGTATGATTTCTTGTAGTCGCATGATAAGTGTATTTATGGAAAATTAGGCTGTGTAAGTGCTGGAACTAGTGAATGTATGTATAGTATATCCACCAGCAGAAGTTACTGTGCCGCCTGAGCCACGCTGTACTCCAAGGTATCTAACGATCACAATGCCAGAACCACCTGCACCGCCTGTGCCTGTTCCACTACCAGCACCTCCACCACCACCACCGGTATTTGCTGTTCCATTAGTTGCGCTATTGGTTAATGATCCAGCACCTCCGCCACCAGAGCCGCCTGTTCCAGCAGTTCCGCTTCCTACGCCGCCTCCACCACCTCCTGCATAGGTAATAGAAGTTCCAGAAATTGATGACGCAGTTCCGTTTCCACCATTTCCTCCCGTTGTGCTACCCCCATTTGCACCTACTTGCGATGCGCCGCCGCCACCGCCAGCTCCATATCCCGGAGCGTCATTGGGGGCCGAAGCACCATTTCCACCATTACTACCTTGGCTTGGAGATGTAGGCGGGGTATTTCCAGCGCCACCGGCACCACCGGGCCAATGACCACCGCCGCCAGAACCACCAGGGCCACCAGACTGTGGAGAAGGAGAATTGCCTCTCCCAAACCCCCCGCCTGCTGAGGTAATCGTAGAAAATACTGAGTTTCCACCGTTGGTTCCACTACCAGCCGATGAGCTTGTACCACCTGCTCCAACCGTAACCGTATAAGAGGTTCCCGCAGTTACAGATAAGCCTGTGCCTGTTCTAAATCCACCGGCTCCACCGCCAGCGCCACGCTCACCTAAACCTGTTCCACCACCTCCACCGCCACCTGCTACCACTAGATATTCCACTACGTAGTCAGTAGAGGTGCTGTTGTATGTGCCTGATGAAGTAAATGTGTGTATGGTATTGCCACCACTGTAAGTTACATTACCACCTGAGCCGCGCTGTGCGCCTGGATAGGAGATGATCACTATACCTGATGCACCTGTGCCGCCAACACCATAACTAGAGGCTGAGCCATCCCAGCCACCTCCACCTCCTCCACCGCCAGTGTTGACTGTGCCTGCTGAACCAGCACCACCAGAACCAAAACCTCCATTACCGCCGCCACCAGAACCACCTGTCCCCCCAGCAGGTATACCACCTCCACCACCTCCACCCGCATAAGTCATAGAAGAACCAGAAATAGAAGATGCTGTTCCTGCGCCACCATTGGCACCAAGATTACTAGCCGCAGCACTGCTCCCTACAGTATCAGCTCCACCTCCGCCACCGCCGGCACCAGTACTTGCAGTGGTTCCAGGTCTTGAACTTCCTCCATTGTTGCCCTGCGATGGGCTAGTCGGTGGAGTATTGCCTAGACCGCCGGTTACTGCATTTCTTCCTCCAGAACCACCACCTGAACCACCGTTGTTTCCTGCGATTGCTAGAGTTGTATTTCCTCTGCCTCCACCACCGCCTCCTGATGAAGTAACTGTACTCAGCGTTGAGGCTGAACCATTTGAACCCTGTGCTGGTGCAGTGGTCCAGTCCGAGGGATTTGATCCACCTGCTCCCCCGGCACCTACGGTAACAGTATAATTTGTGCTGGTGGCCAGTGATAAACCAGTACCTGTTCTAAATCCCCCAGCACCACCGCCACCGCCTGAAAATGATCCACCACCGCCACCGCCACCCGCTACCACGAGATAGGAAACATTGTAACTGGCTTCTGGGCTATAAATTCTAGCGCCTCTCAGCGTGGTATGTGATATAATGGCCATGATATCAATTATTAAAAGTTATGCTGCCTGATGAATTAAAAGTATATTGACGATAACCGCCGGCTACAACAATGGTAGGTGATCCAGTGGTGGTGGCTGCTGAATAACTGTCGGGATAGCGTATCATGACCAAGCCTGATCCCCCAGCGCCACCGCTGCCTGCACCACTGCCGGTGCCACCTCCACCTCCACCACCGCCGGTATTGGCAGTGCCTGCTGTGCCGTTGCTGCCCTGCCGGCCTCCGTCGCCTTGTCCACCTGAGCCGCTGCCGAGACAGCCGTTGTATTCTCCACCTCCACCACCGCCGGCTCTGGGAGTATCGTCCCATCCTACTGTACGATTACCTCCAGGACCGGCCTGTGTGGGACAGGTAGGGGTGGGAGCATTGGTCACGCCTGCTGTACCTACACCAGCGGAACCTCCGCCACCGCCTGAAGCATAGCCTGTGCCGGGACTGTTGTTGGTACCTGTGCCACCTGCATAGCCCTGCACAGGACTGGTGGGAGGCGCATTGCCTGATCCCCCAGCATTGGTAGTGGGAAATGTAGCGCCTTGTGCGCTGGCTCCGCCACCGGAACCTCCGGGCAAGCCTTCTCTGAATCCAGCACCTGAACTGCCGCCACCGCCACCACCTGTGGATTCTACCAGTGCGCCAAATGTTGTGGGGCTGCCGCTGTTTCTTGATGTTGTACCGCTGGTGGCTGAACCACCTGCACCCAAAGTAATGGTATAAGCAGTGCCTGTGCTGATAGTAGCATTGCCGGTGCGATATCCACCTGCGCCTCCGCCACCTCCGCCGTTGTAGCCACCTGCGCCGCCGCCGGCTATGACAATGTACTGTACAGCAAATTGCTGGGATTCATCTTGGCCCACTACCCTGACATTGGTTATTTTTGTGTTGATTATTCGCATAATGTGTATTTAACTGATTTCTGGCCAAGTTTTATCTAGCCCTGGCATACTTGAATGGGAATTCTGCGAAGGCGGCGTATATATAAGTACCACCAGATGCGTTTGTGTCCGTAGTACCGGCCCTTCTTACTTTGAATCCGTTAGAAAGAAAATCTAAACCGTCTGCTACTCCCTCGGCTGCTGATGAGTTTGGATATAAAAAACCGTTTACAATATTATATGGAGCAGTTCTTTCTCTATCCATAATCCACCAATCAGAAGTGGAATCGATGCGCTTGTATAATACGATGGTTGGCCTAAATCCAAGATACACAAACGGCCCGTCCGCAGAGCCATTGCCCGTGTAACTACCAAAAGCAGAATAGCCCGCTACTGCGGCGAAGCAGTAGGCTACATAAGTCCGACCGTTTAAGTTCACGTTATCTGCGCCGCTAGGACCAGTTACAAGTTGTAAAGTTGTGCTTGTTTTTGTTCCTAAATTTCCAAATGAAAAAATAGCTTGTGCATCCGTAGTATTTAACGACAACCCATAATTGTTGCCAGATAAATTTTGGTGCCAATTGTACCAACTATTGATGCCGCTTATTGATTTTATGATGGTAAATACAGGTGCAACTCCTAGACCGTGACCAATTGTCGCTCCGTTTGTTCCGTTACCTGTCCAAGTAACAACGGAGCACCCGCTGGTCGTGTTCGCGCTGACTGTGCTGGTAATAGAGCCATCTGTGTTTGTGGAACCAGCACCATTAGCTTTCCAACACCATCCAACATAAGTTTGTCCGCTTAGGTTACAGGCCCCAACACCGGCATCTGTACCAAGACTAAATCCATCAGAATTAAAAGCAGTCAACGTATTTGGTTCAGACGCTTGAGCGACTGTAAGCGAAGAACAAAGTCTGTTTGTTGCTCCCCTAAGAATATCAAATAAAAATGAATTGGTTACTTGAGACCGACCTTTAATCCACACAAAATCTGGGGCAAACCCAAAACCAGTTATTGACCTATTCGCCCCGGTCCCAGTCCACAGTTCCAAATCCACATAATCACTGGCTTGTGTGGTGCTGGTAGCGCCAATGGTGGGCGTGGGAAGATTGGTTGACACCAAGCACTTGAATCCTGTGGGTGCTGCATAGGCAAACGCACGCTGGCCGAAGTTGGCGCTAGCAACTGTGCCTCCAGTGGGGGCGGCTCCATAACCAATTGCAAAAATATATGAGCCTGTGATGGACGAATACGCCACTCCCTGACTAACTCCATTCTTATAAAAAACTAATGTGCCAGCATCTAAATCTAATGCAACACCAATAACATCTCCTGTTGCATAAGACGCTCCATACGCAGAAGGTGAAGAATTATTGTATTTGTTTCCATTATTTGAAAAATAACCGTAACTGTTTGTGCCGTAATCGGCATTTCCAGGCCAGTTAGTTAGTTTTCCACTAAACGTTGAAGGGATAATTCCAATTAGTGTTTGGCTGCTTCCTCTTGTAAATTCTGCGTACCATTTACCAGATGAAACTGCTATTGTTGATCCGGCAGAATGCCCGGCAGTGGCCGACCAACTAATATCTAAGGCTCCATTGGATAAAGTTGATTCAGAGCCGTTGTTTAACGGATTCAGCGTGGCGTAGTTGCCGCGCACCTCACCACCTGCACCGGTGTCGGTGCCGTAGTCGGATGGACTGTCTGAGAGATTGTCCTGGCCCGTGCCCGCGGTCACAGATATGTTGGTGGGCGTCCACTGCTGGTTGCTGATATCGTACTGGTTGTAGGCAAACGCAGCGGCGGGCGGTGTGAACGCGCCCTGATAACGGCCTGCTCCTTTGGTCACTCGCAGGTCTTGTATGTACCCAACGAATGGATATGTGGTTGGTTGATATGTTCCGTTTCCCCCGATAACGGTTGATGAGTTGCTTGTGAGATTGTAAGAGGTGGTCGATGTCACATCTAACACGCCGTTGACAAATTGTCGCGTTGTTCCGGAGACTCGAGACACCGCGACGTGGTACCAAGTGTTGGAACTTAATGTGATAACCCCTACGCAGATGTTTGTCGAAGTTGTGCTGAATATAAGTTTGGATGTAAATATTTGCCAGTCGTAGTTTGTGTTGCCGCTTGCTGCGATCCGGTTGGATATTATGATTTGTTGGTTTCCAATCGATGTGCTATAAACCCACGCCTCAATAGTGAAATCCTGACTGCCAAACTGGGTGGGTGCATTTGTCGACGGTATGACCAGATAGTCCCCGGTGCCGTCAAAGGCTACGCTGGAATCACCCCACTTCTTCACAGCTGTGCTGACCTGTGCGTTGCCCACGGTCTCGATCACGTTCTCGCCGGCAGCGTCGTAGATGCCCGAGTTGGTCGCGTTCAGGAGTAGCGCTGTGTTTGCTATGGCTGTGGGCGGCAGAACGGGTGGCACGAATGACGAGGTGTAGAGCGCGGTGCCCTTTAGTATGCGAACTCCTGACACGTACCCGTTTAGGTCATTGACTAGGGTGCTGTACTGCTCCCCGACGCACAGCGGGAGGTTGGCCGGGCTTAGCGACAAACTAAGAGTCCCCGAGTCAACGAACTCACCGTTGATGTACAACGAGCACGTGGTTCCAGATCGGACCACGGCTATGTGATTCCAAGCACCTACTTGTATTCTGGTCGTGGAGGGGTCTTGGACCACGACCGCAGCATTAACCCAAAACGTTATAGACGTGCCAGTGCCGCGCCAGTAGAGCTGCCAGCCGCCGTTTACCCCGGAACTCCAACGATCTATTATCATTCTGTTCGTGCTCAGCGCTGAGAAGTTGACCCAGCACTCAATGGTGAAGTCCCCTGGCAGGTCAAGCGCCGAGCTTGACGGTATCAGGAGGTTGTCACCGGTGCCGTCAAGGTACATCGACCCGCCGTAGCTCGCCGCGGACCATGCCTGTGTGGGTATGAAGGGCGAGACGGGAGAGATCGCGGTGTTGCCGTTGGCGACCTGAGCCGCGTTTACGATGGAGTTGTCCCGCACACGGTTGGACTGGCACGCGAGCGTCATCGTGCCCGGTATCGCGGTGAGCGGCGCGGTTGGGGGTGTGAAGTTCGCGGTGTACACCGCGGTTCCTTTCACAAATCGCAGGTTGGAGATGTACCCGTAGAAGTACTCCCTGAGTGTGTTTGTTTGGGCGCCAATGACGGGGTTGTTGCCGTTGGAGGTGTTCATCACCGTGTCGGCGAAGCTGGTGCTCGCCGCGATCGTGCCACCGGCTACTTTTTTACCGTCCACGTACAGGCTTATGTTTGTCGCGCTGTCCCTGGTGACGACCACGTGGTGCCACTGGTTCAGACGTATCACCCCCGCCGGGGCTGATATTGTTGTTACTGCTTGGTTGGTGGCTCTGAGCTGGCAGTTAAACGTGCCCGTTGAGCTCACTATGTACGGGTAAATAATATCAACGACTGTCGTGTAGTAGTGCCAAATGCCCTGCGCCGTGGCGCTGGAGTTGACGGTGTAAATCCACGACTCCCAGGTGAACAAGCCAGTGCCAATCCCGTACGTCAGCGCGGTTGGGGTTGTGGAGATGTAGTCCCCGCTGCCGTCGAAGTACGTGGACCAGGCCTGCACGGGCGGGGTGGTGTAGTTTATGGGGCTGTTGTTGAATGGGTTGGCAAATGTGAGCGTGTAGGCATTACCGTTGACCGTGATCGGGAACGCGTTCGGGCTGTTGTCGATGAATGTGCTGGATTGGCAGGTCAGCAGTACTGTTCCAGAGATTGCGGTCAGCGGAGCGGTGGGTACGGGCAAGGTTGAGATAGTTGCGTCGTATCCGGATGGCAGTGCTCCTTTTGTCATCCGGTAGTTACTTATATATCCCAATATTGGGTTACCGCTGCGGGCCCGGCCGATGTCAAGATTGTTGTCTGAATTTATGTCCGTTGTGCAGGCGGTCGATGACGCGGCACCCACACCGTTTAAGTACAACCTGATGACGCCGGAGTTTCTTACTACGGCGACGTGGTTCCACGAGTCGACCGCCAGAGTTCCGCCGGTTATGGCTCTGGCGCCGGCGTCTATCCACTCAAACTCAAGTCTCAGTGAAGGATTGACATAGAACACGTAACCATCTATGCCCACGGTTCCTTTGGCACCGAAACCTTGGTTTGCCCCGTTTGTGCTTGTAATGTATACCCAGCACTCTATGCAAAAACTGTCGGTATTGGGATCCAGAGCAGCGTTGTTGGCTATGGTTAAGTAATCTGTACCATCAAAAGCCCCCGACCAGTCGGTCATGCCAAACGGGTTCGTTGGCACGGGCCGCGCGTTGCCGTTTGTGGTGACCGCGAAGGCGTTGGTTGAGTTGTCGATGAACTGGCTGTTCTGGCAGGTCAGCAGCGAGGTGTTTGCGATTGCGGTCAGCGGGGTTATTGGCACGGTGAAGTTCGCGGTGTAGACCGCTGTACCTTTGACAACTCTTGCGCTGCTTATGTAACCATTAAGATCACCATTCCAATAAGATCCTACTTTTGTTAGCGTTGTGTCAAGGTTTATTGTTGCCGATGATGAGTACGAGGCCTCTTCTTGTCCATTTACAAAAAGGCGCATCGTTGAACCTGATCGTGTGATAGCGACATGGTACCACTGACCAGAATCTATTGTAGTCGAAGATTGCAAAACCGGGGTTGTGCCGGTCAGGATGTTGTAAGCAAAAAAACTTAATTTTGTTGGGCCTGAGCTGTGCCCAAAGATAAGTGCTGTGGCGGTTCCGGAGAAGCTGCCAGCCCCGTTTGCTATAAGTCCCTGCGCGACCCCCGAAGTCGCGTTGTTCATTAAGAAAAACATCTCAATTGTGAAGTCTCCGGTCAGATCAAGCTGAGCAGAGGACGGGACGCTAACATAGTCTCCCGTGCCATCAAAATACCCCGAATAGTACCCTTCAGTTTGCGCGGTGCCCCCGCCGTAGTTAAAGGGAGTGAAGTTACCCTGTGTGGTGTTGCCGTTCCGGGTGATGGCGAAGTTGTTGGTTGAACTGTCCAAGAAAGTGTTGTTCTGCGCGCCGTTGGTTGAGCTGCTGTTGATCAGCAGAGTATTGTAGGGCCAGTAGGGATAGTCTTGGGCGGTGGTTTTGGGGTTGAATCCCAGTTCAGCCACAGTGGCACCGTTGCCAAACGGCAGATAGAATCCGTTGACACCATATGAACCAGCATAGGTCAAGGGTATGAGCTGACCTGTGGCCGTGTCAGTTTCGGTAAAAGCTGCAGGAGTCAGTGCCTGACCGTCTACAAAGTTCACGTCGGCTAGGTACCCACCAAAGTTAATGCTCTGCTGAAGATCGCGGCCGATGGCGTGTACGGATCCTGCGGCGTTGATTGAAAGTTGCGCGAACTGCGCGGGGTTGTTACTAGTTGAGAACGCGGTGATCTGGGTGCCGTTAACGTATAGTTTGATTCTATCGGCGGCTGTGCTCTGCGTTGTATCAACCGCGCAAAGTATGTGGTACCACTGCGAGGGATCACGAAAAACCTGAGTTGTTACTCGGTAGACTGTGAACCACAATTGAAGACCCAACGTGTCAGCAATCCCGTTTGATCCAAACGTTAGCGCAAGAAATGTTGAGTCTGAGGCTCCGTTTGGTGTGCCGAATAGCTCTTGGTACGTGTTTCCTAACACGCTGCGCTTTACCCAACCGCTCCACGTCCAAGTTGTTCTGCTGCCCTGTAAGGTTGGAATGTACGAGAAGTACGCGGTGTCCGCCGGGTTGAAGCGCACGCTGCTGCTGACCTGCAAGGGAGTGGGCCCAGGTGGATTGGGATTGGGATTGGCGCCAAACCCCAGGATCTGCATGTTGCGTATGACGCCGCCTCTGATGATACCGTTGAAATTAAAGTTTGCCATGATTATTTGTTTTTGTTTCGCCCAGACTTCATGTTAGCGCACCAGTGATACATTTTAGCACGTTCCCCTGATGATTTTTTAGCACGTTGACGCAGATCTGTGACCGAGCCAGAGCATGATGCACCTGCACGTTTGACACGCCCTGGTCTGCTGCGGCCCTTGATCTTGCCATCAGCAAAGTTTTCTGTGATGAATTCATGTGCTCTCATCGTGCTGTGGCCACCAATCTAATGTCTCTAGCAACTTTGGCCATGTCTCTGCCTTGTGCAGCAGCAGCGGGCACAGCATACATTTCTTCGTCCTCAGCACCGATGTTTAAGACTTCGCCAGTGGCTGTGTCGAAGCCATGCACTTCAATGCCGGGCATCTGCTCCAAGCGTTGCCACACACGCTGTCCACCGGGACTTTGTTTGCGATCCGATACCAGGGTTAGGCCTAGATCAGTTATGAGCCTGCGATAAAAATCTGCTGCTGGTATGGTGTTGTCAGGACTGGCATACAGGCCCGACACAATGAAACTGTCGGCGTTGCCAGGATAACGACTGCCAAACACCGTGAGTGTGGAGCGATTGGTCGCAGTGTTGAAAAGATTGTAGGTGATCTGTCCACCAAACTGATCACGATACACGCTGTGGGTTTTGTCTATGTCCAAGACCTTGCGGCCCAACAATGACATTTTTTCAGGCGAGATCTTGCCACCGCGATTGGGCAGTTGATCTGGATTGGCACCTTTGCCTTTGACTTTGGAAAGTATTTGCACTTCCTGGATACCTTGTCCACTGTATTGCCGGTAAAGGTCCACATACCGCTGGACATCTTGTTCCCAGCCTCGGGGATCGCGATTCTTGTACTGTAGGCCCAGACTCATGGCATAGGCTTCTGAGGCACTGAGCCATGAACCAGGTTCCTTATGATCGGCCATGCGGGTCAGCACTCGGCGTGTCTGTGGATCTAGTCGTTCCAGTCGATAAGGATCTATACCTTCCCGGACACCTTGTTCCCACACATTACTATCGGGTCGATGTTTGGCCCAAAAGCCTGCACCGGCGTCGGTCTGCTGGCCACTCCTGCGTATGCGATATCCCTGGCTTTTGACATAGTCATACATGGCAGCAGCTATGCCTTGGCCACGATAGCGTTCATCCACTTCCAGATCCTGTGGCATCAACTCACCGTCGTAGTCAATGAACAGCACTGAACCCAAGGGCCGGCCTCCCGCTGATGCTCGCACCATGATCTCATCTTCTTCTCGTTCCAAGCTCATGTCTATGCCTTGGAATGAGTCTTGGCCTATGATGTCCTGTGGTAGCATGATCAATCCAACTGACTGGCCAATTGCTGATACAAAGCCAGTTTTTTATCGGCGCTCATGGCCATCCAACGCTGCATCCAATCACTCGTGGGTCTTGTGCCCAAGGCATCTTTGATCAGGTCGCTGATGCTCTGATCCATTTCTTGTTCAGTGGGTCCAGAGGCTTCTGTCACGCTTTGTAATTGTTGTTGTGTGGCTCGAAGGTTGGGATTATTAGGGTTGGCTGTGTGCCGAACACCGGTGGCAGTACGTTGTGTAGTTCCCCCTGTTGAACTGGCAGTATTGGGCCCAGTGAGATTTTTTACCATACTGCCAAATCGGCTGGAATCCATTCCGGCCTGTGGCAATGCTGCAGATTTCGATGCCACTTGAGCAGGTGCAGTTCCAGCCTGTGGCGGTGCTGTAGTTCTCTGTGCTGTGGGAGCAGGTGCAGTTCTCGGTGCAGGTAGTTGCATTTGTTTCCAAACACCGGCCAAGACATTTTTGTCCACACCTTGCTTGACCAACAAAGCAAAAATCTGATCGCTGTCAGTGGGCGAACCTGCGGCTTTCCATGCTGTTGACAGTTTGTCAGCAGTGATCTTGGTGGTGATGTTTTGACCCACTTGCGCCACTTTGCCAGCGATGGCTTGACCGGCCTGTGAGGCCTTGCCTTTTAGATAATCCCATACTCCTTCTTCCACACGCTGGAACATTTCCCGTATCTGTTGTGGAGTGATGGACTCCGCGGTGGTTTGTGGCCGGCTTGCAACACCAGAACCCGCTGCAGCTCCTTGGCTCAGTGATTGCCCGGCCTGCGCCAATCCGTTGATCCATTGTGTTAACCCATCATTGGCGATTTGGTCCGCTCTGGCGTTGCGTGCTATGTCTAAAATCGCAGATCTGTAATCTGCGGAGTTAATTTCTCTAGAGATAGTTCTCAGTGTGTCATAGCCTCCGGCTTGCCCATCTCTAATCATGCGGAGAGCTTCCTCTATCGCGGATTTTTCTTCCGGAAACACTATTACATTGAATCCCTTCAGAGTCTGTTTCCATTCGGAACCGGGTCCGGTCAGAGTTTTGGTAGCATGGAATGACACGTCTTCTAGCCCGGCATCTTTAGGACCAAATGGTATTGAATCTGCTCGCATACCTGACACAAACTGGCCCAGCATCTCAAATGCTTTGCCTGATAGATAGCCCAGTGCTGCTGTCTTAACGCCCTTGCCCACAGCAGTGGAAAGCTTTTCACCTTTGAGCAATTCAGCGGTGCCACGCAGGATCTGGCCAGCGATGGCGCCTCCAGCAGGACCAGCACCCAAGGCAGCGATGGTAGTGAGCACACCCACGATGGCTGCTGTCTTGCCAGGATTGGCCTTTGCCCACTCGCCCAACTGCGACACACTACGACCCAGTTGAGGAAACTTCTGTGCGATGTTGCCTTTGAGATTTTCAAACTTTTGGTCAAAGGCCTGTACAGGAGCAGTATTTTGTAACCATTTTCCTACATTGTCGATTGCTCGGTTTACAGCACCGGCGGCATCCATGCCTTTGCCCACCAAGGTACGGTTGCCACCAGCGTCTGTGGCTGCTTGTTGTGTGGCTGTAAACAGTTGATTGATCTGTTGTGGATTCAAAGCCACTTCCAGCACAGGCCGGAACTCGTTGTAGATGCCTTCGACGATGCGTCGTTGTTGGACCGTGAGTCCTTGGCAGGATTCTGTAAGGATCTTGTGGCGGGGTTGTGCAATTTCTGTGACTTTCATCTTGATAATTTTACTTTCCGTTACGCCCATCTGGCGCGGCCCCACTGTGCCCAGTTTTCGGCCACCGAGGGCCATGACAGACTCGCGCCCGGAGTAATTCATGGTGTGGACCACATTGAAACCTGAGTCGGGCATGGCCCAGACCTCGATACCGTCTTCGGGGTCTCGAAAGATTTTGACTTTTTCTTTAGCATACTGCACAGCTTCTTGTTTGGTTTTGAACTGACTGGTAAACTTAGCTTCCGTGACACCTTGCGACATTTTTTGTTTAAGTGTTTGTATCTTTTGTTGATAAAATTTGCATTTCTCGTCGTCACCCGCACGATTGGCTGCTAAAGCAAGTTCTTCAAACTTTGATATTTTCTTTCTAATATCAGAGGAGCCTTCTGACAGATCATCGTCGTCAAATGGCAAGTACCAGAACCAGTTTTCAAATCCGCCAGGATTGGTATCATAGTCCATGTGTGCGGCGTTGCGAGCAGCATTCAACATATTTTTGAATATTGCCACAGCGTTATTTTCCACTGCCACTGCTTTCAACGCTTGATACAGTTGTTCAGCACCAGCAGCATCTTTGTGTCGTTGGATCTTGGGAGCCAGTCGGTGATACACATCAGCAAATTCGCTGTGTAGTTCTCCCATGCGGCTTTCGACTAATATTTCTGTGACTTTCATTTTTGATTCCTTGTATTATTTACGAGTCTGTGACAGCATGGATGCTGCGATAGCCAACATACTTTTCATGCGTTCGATGTCTCCGGGTGCTTCTTTCCAACCCACGGTTATCTGCCCGATGAATTTTCCAGGCTCGGGAGGAACACTGATCCTGCAGCCATATCTCATGCCTTTTTCTATGTACCAAAGGCCCACTTCGCTTTGTGCTGCGAGATATTCAACGCAGGGCACTTCTCCGGCCATGAGTGCCACAACATCTCTATTGTTGGCAGCATTGGCAGTGAACAAGCCAACATCTATGCCTTCTTTGGTTTTGTCTCTGCCTTCACGAGTGTATGCACGATACATCACACGGCTGCCCAGTATCGGATCTACTTTGAATATGGCCACTACTTCGGCCTGCGTGTTCTTGAACAGATGTGTGACAGCATCATCCAGGCGATTTTCAGCCAGGGTGGGCAATCGTTGTTGTTCTTTATAGGTACCAACAATTAAATCGAGATTTTTGTAAATCAAGAATCCCATGAATGCCAGCACTGCCATGATGACCAAAGCCACCAACTTGAATGGCGAATCCACATAGGTCAAGATTTTATCAAGATAATCTTTTTTAACCACTGCCATGATTATCTCATCTCCGGTACGACTTCTAATTCTACACCTACTAGATCCGGTCTGTTGCGCCCCATCCATCCGGCGGCGAATCTATTGGCGTCGGTCTGGCTGTTGCCTATGCCACCAAATGTATGCACCACTTCATTGGTGTTGGCATTGCGTATCTGCCACCGACCAGTGAACTCGCCTTGTGATCGTTGTGCTGCATACTGGGCGATCAATCGGTCTGCTTGTTGATTTACATTAGGCTGGGCCTGCACGGGTTCGGCTTCGATGCTGGTGATCCTGCGGCGCTGTGCTTGCAGTGCTGAACGCACCGAATCCATGGCAGCATCAGCATTAGGGGCATCAACACTGAGGCTGTCTGTGACTTGTTCACCATTGCGAGTTTCACTCCAACTCACGCGATAGCGTTGTGTGTCCGCCGCTCTCAAGCGTGTTTGTAAATCCTGCTGATCCTGCCGATTATCTTTTTGCTGTTGCTGATACTGTCGCACTTCTGCGGCTGAGGCTGGTTCGGCTAGGAAACTGTCGGGATCATTTCGGCGGAGTTCGAGCCAATGTTTGTCCTGCCGTTCAGCTTCGGCCTTGGCCAGTGCAGTATTTTCAGCGGCCACCAGCAAGGTCCGACCGCTGTCTGTGTCAGTGATGCGCCAGATGGTGGGACGATCCACGATCTTTTTTGCCACCTGTGCTCTACGGCTCAGTGGCTTTTCAGGTTCCACTTCGGATTTCTCCCGCGTGGTGAAATCAAATCCTTGTCCGCTATATTTGACCAAGGCAGTTTCGTTGGCCGAGTCCAGGTTGTAATCTTTTATGACATCAATGACTTCACCAGTGTCAGTGTTGATCACTTCGTATTCTTTAGCAGCCGCAAGGCTGCGCGGGGGTGGCACTTCCTTGGCCAGAACCTGCCGAGCCCACGACTTCTTTAGTTCTTCGGGTGTGATCATACCTGCGCTGTATCGGGCAAACAATTCTAGTGCATCCTTGGCACCTTCTGTTTCAACATCGGCTTTGATTTTGGCGCCTTTGTCGGATCGGGAGTACTGGGTTTCACGGTATCCGCTCAACAGTTTGTACAGTTTCTTGCCATACTCTTGGCGCTCCAGTTCGGGTCTGCTGGCTATGTACATGGCTCTAGCAAAACGCAGCATGGTATCTTCCAGTGCGCCCACTTCTTCGTCGCCTTTGGCCAGATAATCGCCGCCCGGTGAGCGAAACTCGATGTAGCCATCTTTGATATGTGCCGAAGTGTATTTGTCACGGCCCACCCCATCTCTCACCATGTCGGCAGCCAACTCTATGAGATTCTTTTTCATGAGATCCATGGCAGCGGCTGTTTTCTCTGCGCCAGACATTTTTGCTGGCGAACTATCCCAGCCTGTGACTTCCTGCTCCTGCATTTGATTTCTACGGCTGCGCTGCACATCCTGCAGTTTGCCCAGAGCCGAACGTGCGTAACTGTTGGCTGAACGTCCAAAACGTTCCAGCACATACTGATCACCCAGGAACATTATGAGTTTGACATAGTCCACTGCGCCACCCTTGAAAGGCACGCTCACGCCCATGTGTAAACCAGTTGACGAGTTGGTGTAGGCATCGCCGTCGCTGTTGGCCCAGTCTATAACAGTCTGCAGAGATTCCAGCGCCTGCTTGAGTGGCATGGGTGGTGATACCACTTCCAGTCCTGTTTCGTCGCTGGGATCGTCGGGATCTAGGCTGCCATCAGGCTCGATGATCCAAAGCCCGGGCTTTCTTGACACGCTGTGATAGCCCGTGCTGCCACGCACTTGTGCATCACCGCCCAGGGCTTGGCGTAAACTGTCAGCGATGTCGTCCACAGTGCGATCGCCACCGCTGGTTTCACCGCCACGCCAGTAGGGCCAGTCTAAACCAAACTCACTGCCAACGTCACTCATGTATCGATATTCTTGTTCCAACCAGTCACTTTCATCGTAGTCGCTGCTGTCTCTGGTGGTGTCAAAATAATCGTCTCTGGCTTGATCAAAACGATCATCTTCGGTATCCACACTGGTTTCCACATCTGCCCGATACAGTTCTCTGGCCAGGGCTTCAATCTTTTCTGATTGTTCCTCGGACTCTTCACTGGTGTCTATGCCCAGTTCTTCCGCAGCACGCTCTCTGTAGTTGTCCTGCTCCTCGGGCCATACATTCTCATCATAGTAGTCACGCACGATCTGATCTGCGTTTTGGTTCCAGCCTTCGGCGATCTGTTCATCTCGCCATTCGTAGAAAGATTCCCGCATTTCTTGCTGCAATCTATTAGCAGACGATCTGCCGATGCCGTTGTCGCCGCCTTGGAAAAAATCCACCACCCCATCTATGCTGTAGGCACGCTCGTCCATGTCATAGTCAGCTTCGTAGTCTTCTTCCTCGCCTTCGCCGGCATCACGGAAGATGAGTTCGGCTTCAAAGCCTGCTTGTATGCCCTCGGCTTCGTCGGAATCGGCCCACTTCTTGAGTTCACCTGGGCTCATCTTGACTTCCAAGAGATCTTCACTGTCCTGTGATTCTGCTGTGATGCCACGTGCCCAATCGTCGGGTGTGACGCCGTATTTGGCCACCCACTGATCGTGCAACTTTTGAGGTGTGATATCATATCGTCGGGATATGGTTTGCATGACGTGATCTATGTTGTCATAGTTGGGATTTTCCAACTGTTTCACACCTTTGGCCAGATCATCCAGGTACTTTTCACGCTGATAACTTTCTGCTATGTCTGTGAATATTTTGTCGTGCTGTCGACCGTAATCAACCATGACACGTCCGGCCACGGTGTTGGCATCGGCTTCCACTCTAGCCAACTCTTGGCTGTTCATGTCGTGATGCGCTGTGCCATCAATAAACTGTTTCACGTGCTGCAGTTCATGTGTGTAGGTACGCAACACATCTGCTAGATATCTGTCGCCAACGTAAACATAAACTTCACTGTCATCGGCTGTGTTCTTCCACTGCGTGACACCAAATGTGTTGTGATCTCGGGCCCAGGATCTATCGCTGGTAAAGGTGACTGGTGGTACTTGTTCGGGCTTCAGCGCCAATGATCTTAATATATCGGGTATGGCACGATTGATCTCCGAACTCAACCGGCTGTCCACGCCACGGAATGTGACACGGCCTTCGGTCAATTTACCGTTGGTTTTAGCCTTAGGAGGCACGCCAGCACGAGAGATTTTGAATCCCAACTGCTGAGCTGCTTTTTTCAAACTGTCGGGTCGGACGTCTACTGTGAGTGCGTTGCTGAATCTGGGATCATTTCGTTCTGCTTGGGAAGGAATATAACCCGAAGCTGCTTCCTTCAAAGGCTCGTCCCCGAATCCCCAACGAAACTCCGTCATGATTTCCATGCCTGTCACACGCTTGATCAAATCCCATACGTCTCTTTGCTGGCCTTGCTTGATCAGTTGGCCCAGCAACTTTTTCTGCTCGGCAGTGGCCTTGCGATAAAACTCGTTCAGTTCCATGATGCCAATATTGCCGGCATAGGCAGCTTCTTCTATGCTGAGTTCTTCGCTCTTGGCCTGATCACGTGCCTGCATCAATTGTCGGATCAATCCACGATTGCGCAGTAGTTTGAACACTAGATTTTCTGCAGAAAATTCCCCGGCACGATCTAGACCGGCCTTTCTCATGCGTTTGATTTTGTCCAGCAGCAGGGACAATCGATCATATTCAGGATTTTTCACAGCCTGTTCTATGGCGTGGCCCAGTTTTTTGTATTTGGACTGCACTGTGTTGTCGTCTATGGGCACTCGCTGCCGGCGTGGCATTTTCTGCCACTGATCACGAGAAAGGGAATAGACACCAGCACTGTGATGCTGATCAGCTGCGCCCTGCACATACAATTCCACATCAGAATCTTTTACCTTGATATTATATCGATCATTGTACAGGCTTTTTTTGGCGTCAAACAATTCACGATACACTTCGTCGTTGTCCAATCGCTTCATGTCAATGATCAGGTGCAGATCAATGTCGGAATAGGGTGTGTAGGTATAGCCTGCGTTGCTGCCACTGACGGTGATGTCATCTATCTGTGAGGAATTTAATCCAAGATATTCTCTAAAATCATCGGCTATGCGCAGCAGGGCTCGGCGCACATCGGGTTTGAGTTGATCCCCGTCAAACAATTGGGGATTGAGATCTTGATGCAGCTGCACAGCATCCTTGAGACTGTACTGTTCTAATTCCGTGATATCCATGATTTAATATTTAGCAGTTTTTCCACTAGGCACAAGCCAAAAAAATAGCGCAGTATTATCTGCGCTATTTCCAACCCGGGGGGTTGCCAGCAAATTTATGCTGCCACAGCTGTTTGTGGCTGTCCGGCTTTTTTGTTCTGTTCCACGATAGCGTGCATTTCTTGATAAATGCGATCTTGGCTCATGAAATCAAACACAAATGTTCCGGTATGGCGCAGTAGCACACGCTTGTCTACCCAGACTTCACCGCCTAGATCACGCCAGTTTTCGCAGAAAGTCCAGTCCTCGCTATAATAGCGATTTTCACGCACAGCCGTGTCAAAATATGTTTTCATATATTGATTTAATTCTGCTGGCAGTCCAATGTCATTGTTGAATGATTTCACAGCAGGATGGCTGTTCATCTTTTCAAATACATGGCGTTTGATCAACAAAAATCCTGTGCCAGTTTTTGATACTTCCTGCAGGCCATCTGGTGCTTCTTTTGCTCCGGGGAATCCGTTGACCACCCATTTTACTGGCAGTGTTTTCATGGGATATAATCCACCGATCACGTCTTTGTCGTGATTCAACATGGCCAGGATATGCCAAGGCTCAAAACCAATGTCGGCATCGATAAACATCAGGTGTGTTGAATCTGCTGTGTTCAAAAACTTGGCTACCAAGGTGTTGCGAGCACGGCTGATCAAGGACTCGTTGGTCATGGTTTCCATGGTCCAATCCAGGCCCAACTGGCGTGCTGTATTGCTCCATTTGATATAACTCATAAAATTCTGTTCAAACAATTGACCACCATAGCAGGGCATACAAAAATGGATTTTTTGTTTGCGGCAGTAGTCGATGTTGACCTGGATCTGACCTTGTTGGGGTTGCTGTTGATCGGCAGCAGGTGCTGGTGCAGCCTGGGCTGCTTCTGTCAGCGCCTTGGCCATTGCTTCTTTTTTATCTTTTTTTGCCATGTTGGTCCTCAAAGTAAAGTTGTGCTATTACTTAAGAACTCTACAGCGGCGGAGAAAATTTATTGAGCAGCAGCGCGATCGATCACGGCCTGATGATAGCCGTCGGACCAGTCACGATATTCAGCAGAGTCTGGGTCATAAGGATTGACCATGACCTGATTGTTTTGGTAGCATTTGTAGCCCTTGAGATAGCAACGACTGTCTCTGGGACCTAGATCCAATTTGCTCATGGGCTTGCTGGCAATATTTTCAGCGAAATTGGTTTGATCATTGAGATCTTTGATATCCCAACCTGTGCGCTGTATGCTCTGCACCAGTGCTGTTTCTATATCGTACACACGACTTTGCAGTAAATCCACAGCATCAATGGCTTCTTCAATGGCTGCCATTACATCAGCGATGCGATTGCGTTGATTTTCCATGGTTTCTGGAGCCAAGGTACGCAGCTGCATTTCAAAATCGTGCAGTTTGTACAAGGCGTCTTTGCTGATTTTTTTCACACTTGGCAGCAGCCGTTCCATATACTTCTGTGCCTGGGCCAAAGATTCTGCAGTTTCGGGTTCTGCGGCTTCTTGCGTGACAATCTGTTCCAATAATCCAACAAATCGATTTTTTTGTTCATTGGTGGCAGAGCCGAGATTGTCGCGTATCTGCTGTACTAGATCGTTGATTTTATTGGCGTCCATAGAATTATTTATTGTTCACACCCATGGCCGCAGCCACGGTTTCAAAATAATCCCGACCTGCCACTCGGAGATTGGGATCTACCCCAGTGGCACGGAAAAATCCTTCGCGATCGCCTGCAGTGACCATGGCACGAACATCGGTACTGCGTAGATTGGGATCACCCGCAATGCCCTCAGCATCCTGTGCTTCAGGCGTGCCACCATCTGAGAATGAGTCAAAATTGTAAACTGCCCGTAATGGCTGGCCTTTGGTATTCACCTGCTTGCCATTTGTCACCATTGGAAAACGCATGGCTTCTTCGCCGGCGCCGTACATGACCACAGCATTCTTGTAGCCTTTTTTATTCAAATATTCGGCAGCAAAATCACTCATGGGTACAGCAGGATCCATGACAAAATGATCACGATCCTGTGGCAATATTGCCCGCCACCAGGCCAATTTTTCAGCACCTGTCAAAGGATTTTTTTCAGGATCACTATCGCGAGGACTAATAAACAGATACCAGTCAGCATTCAATTCACCGGCCTTTCTTTTCAAGGCATTGATCAGTCGCTGATGTCCAGCATTGGGCGGATTAAATCTACCAAATGCGTATACCACTGTGTCTTTGTTGCCACGTGTGTTTTCAAACAATTCAAATAATAACATTATCTAGGTTGCCAATCGCTGCGTTTGATATATTTAACAAATTGTCCAGGAATGGCATATTGGTAACCACCAGGATCGGGCTGGGCAAATCCTTCGGGGTTGTCCTGGCGTATGATGCTGTGTTGCTGTATGCCTGTTAGCCACTGATCCAGCACTGAATCTTTGATTTTTTGCAGTTGTTCCACAGCACCCAGTGTGGCTGTGAGTCCTGCTGAATCGCTGAGCATGACGTCGGCTTGTTTGGCGCTGAGATTTTGTTTGGCCCAGACCGGAAATGACTGGGTCAAATCAGCGAATTTGGTGGCACGCTGATCACCCATGAACTTGTAAATCACTGAACCAGGACTTTTAAGGCCCGGTTTGGGCGATAGATAATTGTCCAACACTGTGCGATTTTTTAGTATGCTCTGCTCAAGTGCAGCCAGAGCACGATCCATTTCAGGATCCAGCACAGGCACAGTTTCCACATACAGCGGCCCTTGCACTATCAGGCCAGGTGTGTGATTCATGGCGTCGATTTGATCTGTGCTGAGTCGCTGTTCATCTGTGCTGCCCAGTTCGGGATAGTATCCTGTAATGGCCACACCAGCAGTGGCATTTTCTATACGCTCACCCAGTCTGCTGTCCTGGCGCACATAAAATCTCGTGACGTTGGGCTGGAATGTGTATTCACCACGGGCAGCAATGGCAGGTTTCTCAGGATAGAACAACAATCCACCTTCCACAAATCCACGGAAATCGCTGGGAGTAGCACGCTCAAATACCGAATACAATTGGCTCATGCCTTGTGCATATTGATTGCGCTGTGCTTGTTGTTCTGGGGTATCCGCACGACCTGTGCCGGCAATAAACTTTTTTACTGCTGACGCACTGGACATTTCGGTACTGACACCGTCAGCGGTTTTATTTTTGCCACGCTGCTGATACATCCAGGCATTTTTGGGAAAGAAATAAAATTTGCCCTCATCGTCTCTGCCCCAAAAGAACACCGGAGATCCATCCCACTTCACTTCCACCTGCTGATATTCTGTGGGCAGTCTGCGCAGTCGTTCTATGGCGTGCAAGGCACCTTGGCTGCCGTTGGTATACACAAGGTCTTCCAAGTGTTGATATTTGCGACCTATGTCTGGCATGGCCGCTTCTACAAGGAACTGGCGGCTCAGCATGATCAGTAACTTATGGTAATCTTGTTGATCACACCGCTGGAGAAATCTTTTACGCGGCAGCGCAGCCAAGTAAAGTTACCCAAGAGATTCAGCGCTGACACTCCGGTGTAAGCAGGTATGGGAATGTTGCCACCGGCTATCTCTCTGATTTCTATCACATCGTTGGGCTGTGGCGTCCAGTCAAATACCAAGGTGTTCACATAGGTATTGGTGTTGCTGTTGCCCGAACTGGTGAGTACATAACTGCCAAGATTGGGGAATAATAAATTTGCATTGCCACCTTGCCAGGCTGTGTTGCTGTTGGCAACTGCACCAAAATCCAAAGACAAGCGATTGGGATCACCGTTGCTGTCCACAGTGATGTTGCGCACCACTGCACCTTGGGCAATGTAAATGTTGCTGTTGTATGCAGAACTGTTGCCGCCAATCACATTCACATTCACGTTGCTGTTTAGCGGAGGCAGTTGTTCAAAGTCAAGCTTGGGATCAACAAATCTAAATATCAAATTAGCACCGGTTACAGGGCTTTCATCAGCCAGCACAGCGAAACAATGCAGGGGCGAAGTGTTGGCGTTGCTGCCTGTGCGTGGCAAGGGAATCTGCAGTATGCCATTCACAGATACCAGTACACTTTCACTGGTATAAGTGGCTGAATCATTGTTCAACACAAAGGTGTTGCTCAAGCCGTTGGCCACTATGGTCTGGCTGGAGAAGTTGCTGGTAGCGATGGGCTCGTAGAATTCTCTCACTGCCACTGTGGCATTGGCCGGCAGTGCATCGTTGAATACCAAGGTGCTGCCCACGGTGGTATATGCTCCGCCTATGGCATTGGAACCTGGAACTTGTATGATACCGTTCACGCTGACCACCAGTTGATCAGCCGGATACTGTCCGTTGAGCACAAATGATTTGGTGGTGCCCACGCTGTTGCTGTACACGGGCCAGGTCAGTGTGCCTGAGCTGTTGGGACCTGCGTACCAGTTGCCGGGTGCTGTGGCATACTGTACCACAACATTGGCAGCATCGGGTATGCCCACGATTATGGGTGTGCCATCAAAACTGTTGTTGTTGGCATCTGAAGCATTGACCAAAATCTCTGTGCCAATCTGCAGTGCTGAAATGGTGGGACCGTAGGTGAATCGCACTTCGGTGCCCGACTGATAAAACACGTTGCCGATGTTGCTGCCTGCTGCGGCAGCATTGGTATAGCCGGAATTGAATATCTGCGACTCTACCATGAGCGCTGGCACATTGGCAGTTTTTTGTAAAAAGGTATTCTGTCCAAGACCCGTTACTTCTGCGATCTTGAACCAGGGATAGTTGGTGGCCAAAGGATCCAACAAACTGCTGTCAGGGTCGGACTCCAAGGTGCCTTCAAATATGAGATTGCCTACAAAATTGGTACAGTAGTAGGCCACTGTTTGTAAGCCGCCCGGGCTACGATAATAACTGGCTGCTTTCACAGGATCGCCGGCCCAGTTGTTGGCAGTGTTGGCGTTGTAGTTGGGATAACCTGGATTGTAACTGGGGTTGTTGTTAGCGGCCGCAGTGGCATTCCAATAGTTACCGTAACTAACCGTTGGGATTAGTATCTGCCCCGATGTGCGCATGGTGTTACTCCTTGATTACTTCTACGATCACACCGCTGCCCACAAGCTCTTGCGCCACTGCTTCCAGGCTTGACGTTACATCAGCGCCGGCTATGGCATCAGATTCTGAGGCATCGTCCCTGGTCAGTTTGGACAGCTTGATTACAATGATTTCTTCGTATATTTTAGCCATACTACTATTTAGCGTGGCTCAATACGATATGTCTTTCTTAGCAGTCCAGGGAATGACATTTCAAACAGCATCTGTATATGCGGGTTGCTGGTATCAATGAACATATTGCTGGTCATCCAGCGGCGCCGCTGCCCCGTCATACGCTGTTGTAGACTAGGGCCCAGCCTGATTTCTTCTGAGTAATTTTCGCAGAATTTTATCAGTTTTTCCACCACGGGCTCTTCCAGCCAGCGTTCTCGAAAATAGTGCCTTAATGTGTGCTCGGGATCTTTGAGTTGGATCACGTCGGGTTCATGTGTGAGTTCAGCAGTGACCAGTTTCACGTGTTGTAGCTGTTGCCAGAACTTCTGTTCCTGCAGCCGGTGATAATCATTGGTGTAGATCTGCAGCCAGTTGTCGTACAATACCACTTTGTCCTGATCATTGGATTCCAACCAGTCCAGGCATTCGTGCAAGGCCAGGACGTCATCAGCAGAAAAACTCTTGCCGGGACGAGTACGATTACCACGCCAGGACCCACCATAATTTATGTTACGCTTGAGTATCTGATCTCTGAATTCTATGTTTTCATCCAGGGTGCTGTGATCCCTCACACGGCCCAGTCTGGGCGACCTCAGCACTGCTGCTTCAAAAAGATAAGCAGAGATACTGTAGCGATAGCGGTTGTAAAACAGTGAACCGCGGGGTTGGGATTTAGACTCTAATAAGTCCATTGGTATCCACAGATCCTATCAAGTTGCTGGTAATGTCAAAGGTCACAGAATCTCCAACATAATCGGCCATGATTTCACAGTTCATGAGATCATCAAACAGGATCTTGCGGCTAAGCGGCACACGAACTAGTTCATCGATTTTGCGGCTCAAGGGTCTAGCACCCATTTTGGCATCATAGCCTTTGTCTGCCAGGTGATCGATCAAGGCTTCCGAGAAGTTGATGCGAATGTTTTTGGGAGCCATGGCCTGTTGCAGTTGCTTGAGGAATTTCAGCACGATACGCTTGATGGCCAGGGTATCCAGTTTCTGGAATTTACATATGGCATCAATACGATTGCGTATCTCAGGTTTGAAATAGTCTTTGAGTGCGCGATCTTCTTCGCCAGACTTGGCCAAGGCCACTCCAAAGCCAATGGCGTTGTTGTCATTGTCTCGAGCGCCCAGGTTGCTGGTCATGATGATGATGGTATTTTTACAAGACACTTTCTTGCCATTGCTGCCAGTCACAGTGCCTTCGTCCAGCATCTGTAGCAAGATGTTGGACACATCAGGGTGCGCTTTTTCAATCTCATCAAACAAGATCACTGAATAGGGACTCTTGCTAAGATCATTGATGAGTTTGCCGCCGCCCAGGCTGTGATCTTCATAGCCCACATATCCTGGAGGCGCTCCAATTAGTGTTGACAGATTGTGCTTTTCTTGGAATTCGCTCATGTCATAGCGCAACAGTCGCATATCCAGTGCGTCACTGAGTGCCTTGGCCAGTTCGGTTTTGCCTGTGCCCGTGGGTCCAAGGAACAGGAACGATGCCAAGGGCCTGGTATCAACATTGATGCCAGCAAAAGAAACAAATATGCGATCGATCACGGGATCTATCACTTGATCCTGACCAAACAGCCGATCTTTCACAGTTTCAGCCAAACGCTTGATCTTGTCTGTGGTCTTGCTGGCCAGTTTGTCTCGCGGTATGTCTGTAAATTTAGCGCAGGCAGTGATGATGTCTTCACGCAAGACCACAGCACCTTCAGCATCATTCACACGATAACCTGCACAGGCAGCATCCAACAGGTCAATGCTTTTGTCGGGATTTTTACGATCAGTGATATATCGATCACTCAGTTCCACTGCGGCCTTCACAGCATCTCTGTCGATCTGCACTGAGTGGAATGTTTCCAGCCTGGGCTGCAGGCCTGTCAAGATATTTTCCGTATGCTCTGTGCTGGGTTCGTCTATGGCCACTTTGTAGAATCTACGCATGAGTGCGCGATCCTTTTCAAATGACTCATAGTATTCTTCCCAAGTGGTACAAGCGATCACCTTCAAGTTGCCTTTGGTTATGGCAGGCTTGATCATGTTGGCCAGGTCCATGCTGGAGTTGTTGGCAGCGCCTGCGCCTTTCATGGCGTGTGCTTCATCAATGAACAATATGCAGTTGTCTTTGGCTGCCAAGGCACTGAGCACGGCCTTGACTTTTTCTTCAAAGTCTCCGCGATATTTGCTGCCTGCCAACACATCCGCAATGCTCATAGACCACACTTCGTGATTCTGCACAAACTTGGGCACTTCGCCTGCGATCACGGCCTGCGCCAGGCCTTCCACTATGGCAGTTTTGCCCACACCAGGATCGCCTACCAGCAACACGTTGCTTTTGAAACGCTTGGCCAGCACAGTGATCATTTCTTTGAGTTCTGTGGCGCGACCTATCACGGGTTCATACTTGCCGGCTTCGGCCAGTGCAGTCATGTTGATGCAGTACTCTTCCAGTATTTCTGTGGCCTGCTTTCGGCCCAGTTTGGGTTCGCGCTGTTTGTGATGATGTCCTTGCCAGTACTCTACAAATTCTTGTTTGATCAGTCCATACTTGGAGAAAAAGTAGTGTGCGTGGCAGTTGTTTTCGCTCATGATGGACAGATACAGATCAATGGGTATCAGGAACCTGCGATTGCTGAACACCACCTGTGTCACAGCACGATTGATCATGCGCTCGAGACCGTTGGTCTTTTTGGGCACAAACTCTTCGGGATCAACCGATTCCAACTCTAGACTTTTCATTGACTGTAGATAGGCTTCGATGTCGGCATCCAGGCTTTCAATGTCCACGCCAAAGTCCCGCGTTTGATTACGGAATTCTTGATTGCGTATCAGTGCCAACGCCACGTGTTCTAGCGTGACATATTCGTGACGCATATCAATGGCCAAGTCTCGCGCCATGTCGATGATGCTTTCAACTTCGGGATTATACTGCATGGTATGCCTTTCTGTCGTGCATGGTTATGCCGTCTAAATGATCAAGTTCGTGCTGGAAACAACGAGATGCCAAGCCCAGTAATTCTTCTTGTACAATGTCTCCAGGGGCTGTGCGATATCTGACCTTTATTGTATTGGGTCTGCTTATTGTACACTGGTCTCCGGGAAAACTCAAGCAACCTTCGTCGAAATTGGCAAAATCGTCACTGGATTCCATAATTTGGGGATTGAAACAGGCCCAGGATCTCACACCAATTTTCATCACAAACACACGCTGGCCTATACCCACCTGCGGAGCTGCCAGACCTATGCCATTCTGGGCGATCATGAATTCCAAAAGGTTATTGGCCAGTCGTTGATTTTTCCAGGGATAGACAAAATCCACGGGCCTGGCAATCTTGTACAATACTCGACGTGTGAGTTTCATGAAATTATTTACTGTTTTGTCCGCTTGATAGCATCCACGACATCTTGGGGTATGTTTCTGGGCAGGTGTGTTTCAATATTCACTATAATGTCCCCAGCAGGTCCGTTGGGATTTTTAAGTGCTTGACCACGCAGTCGCATCTGCGATCCGGGTCTGGTTCTTTCGGGCACTGAGACTGACAGCACTGTGTCCTGCAGCGTGGGTATCTCTAGTTCACAGCCCAGGATCAAATCCCAAAAATCCAAACTGCGTGTGATCACCAGGTTCAATCCCTGGCGCTGGAACTCGGCGTGACGATCCACGATGTAGGTTATCACAAGATCATGATTGTTGGGTCCGAGATTGGGATAGCGTACTTCCTGTCCTGTTTCAATGCCCAGAGGTATGTCTATTTCGATCAGTCGCCCGGAAATATTAAAGTTACGCTTGCCCCCTGTTGCCAGATCCTTAAGGTTGATATGTGCCTGTACTCGGGCCTGGGGCCTGACCTGATGACGGAACACGTGCCCGAAGATATCACCGAAATGATGTGCGAATTCTGGTGGTATGCCTGACTGCTGGAAATGGAATTGGCCTGGCGGGTTATCGTACTGGCTTCGCTTGGCATCATCAGATAGTGTAGCATATGCTTCCTGTATTTCCTGAAACTGTTTGGTATCACCGCCGCGATCGGGGTGATGCTTAGAGGCCAATCGGCGGTAAGCAGATTTGATATCATCTGCTGAGGCCGATCGCTCTACTCCTAAAATAGCATAATAGTCTTTCACACTATTATTTTAGCATGAATGACTGAGTATGTCAAACTTCTTCTTTTTTGCCTGCTTCTATTGCCGCAACCTTTTCCTGGCCGCGTGTGTAAGCACTGATACCAAGTATGGCACCAAAAGCGATGTGTATAAATCCGCCGCCCTGCAGGCTCAAGGGAGCCCACTGACGGAATGCATCATTGGCTGCTTGTACTTCCCAAAACTGCACGATAGTAAACAGTACGGGAAACAGTATAAAATCTGCTATGTTGATCATCATGTAAGTTACAGCCATCATTGGACGCCATTTGCTGGTCATCCAATCCTGGGCTTTTTTCTCTGCTGCTGTGGCCATTGCTTGCTCCTTGTTGTAATAATTTGTACTTATTTCTCGCAAGTATTTTGGTCAGTGTGCAGTTTTTACACTAAGTATCATTTTATAGGGATATTATCATGGCCTGGACTGCTACACTAAACATCACCAACCTCACTGACTACAATCTCACTGTGAATCACAACACAGTGGGAGATTTGACCACTATCGCACCGGGAGCTGCTTGGTCCTGGACCACGTCGGATCCCAACAATACCAACGCCTTGCGTTTCTGGCAAACTCCGGAACAGTGGTATATGCAGGGCTCAGTGGCCTATGGCCCCATGGCTGGCGTTTATATGGATCGTGGCTGGATGGCACCTGCGGATCAGACCATCCGCTTGGATGCTGATGTCAATGGCACAGGATTCTCACAGACCCAAAACGGTGGAGCCACTGTGGTGCCCTGGAACGGATTCGAATCCGGTGGCACGATCAATATGAAGTTTTCTAAGACTTGATGTTGTAGGCCAAGCCCAGCGCAGCTAACACTCTGATCCAGAACCAGCCGATGTCGAACTCCCACCATTTGTGGCTGAGTTGTGCTGATGCTGGTCGTTCATGGTGATTGTTATGTAATTCTTCGCCGCCGATAATGAAACCAATAGGACTAATATTCCTACTAGAATCCTGCGTGTTTGAGTTTCTATAACCCCAAAAATGTCCGACGCCATTTATCACTCCTGCGGCCCAGAACGGAATCCAGGCCATCTGTACCAACCATATCACTATGCCCCAGCCGTGGAACACAGCAGTCAATGCGCACAGCAACAACAAGTATCCCAGGTTGGGATATCTACTGTATATATTCTGTTCTAGCCAATCCCGGGGCGTGCCGCGGCTGTACTGTTCAATCATGCGACGATTTTTGCTGGCGTCAGCGTACAGCCATGCGCCGCCAAACAGCACACGCCAGATGCCCAAGATCTGCGGCGAGTGTGGATCGCCTGCAGTTTCGCATTTCTGATGATGCAGTCTGTGTATGGCCACCCACTCGCGTGTGACCATGCCTGTGGTGAGCCACAGCCAGAATCTCATGGGATGGCTTACCCAAGGGCTCAGTTCCAGGGCCAAGTGTGTTTGATGTCGATGTAGGTAAATGGTAACACACAGTATGGTAATGTGTGTCATGATTAGTGTTAGTATGATTTCTATCATGGCAAGTATTTAGTAAGTAGTAATGTCAGCGCTCACTTAAGTGATCTTGGGGTAGCGAATCCTGATCACAGCGCAGCAGCCGCGCAGCATAACCCTAACGGTCCTAGGGTATGTGTTTATCGTCCTTGAGCGTAACTCAAGGCACCTTCATAAAAACTGGTGCTGGCTATGTCTCGGGGAACATAACTGGCATTCTTTAAATTTTTACGCTGTGCCCAAGCATAGCCGGCCATGTGACCTGAACAGTCTTGAGTACAGGGATAACCTTTGTAGTACAGGCCCACAGGTGACGGGGGTGAGTTGGGTGGGCGCTGTGTGGAAATGTTTTCGCAGATGGCTGTGTCAGGCTTGACACCAATCAACATGAATCTAGTGTAAGCACCATCTCGATCTCGTAATTTTAGATTGCCTTGATACAAGGGCACGACATCGCCATATGATTCCATCAAGTCATTGCGATCGCGGGTCTGTACGGCGAATACCACACCTGCGGGCAAGGCATCATACCAACCAGATCCTGTCCAGTCATTGTGGCTGGTGTTGATCACAGTGTCGTCGGGCCAGTAATCAAACGTATTGGCATCACCGCAGATATGTCTAGCATGACTTAATTTTTTTCCATGATTGACAGCCGCAGGATCCAGGTCAATGTTGACCATGCGGTCCACAGGCAGTATCTCGGTGTCTTGTGCGATCTTGGCCAAGTTGCCGTTCCAAGATCCAATGATCACGATCCTGCCGTCATTGGCCATGGGCTGCAATCTGCGCAACAACCACAGTTTGCTGGCTATGAGATCGTCACTAAAACTGCCCGCCACGGTATCAGGACTGGCTTCGTTCAATGATATATCAGTCATGGGCATATCTGTAGGCGGCACTGCACACGATCCTCTCACGATTGGTGTGGATTGGACCCACACGATGCACCAGGAGATTTTTGTGATTGATCACTGCCACATCTCCTATTCGGGGAAAGTATTGTCTCGTGATGCCATCAAAGCACTGCATTTCCAAGGCACCACCTTCTTGTTCAGTCATGGTGGTCTGATAGCACAGGAATTGTAAGTCCATTTTTTCTCTGGCATCGTCGTGCCACTGATCCGAGTAATGATCTATACCAGACCAGACATAACTGTTGACCAGTTCCAGTGGGAAAAAATCCTGTGTGTGATATCGGATGCGGCTCTGCAAGATGTCAGTGGCTTGAGTGTTGATGCCGCCACGGAATCCCGGTGACTCTTCTTGCCAGACCACATCTGAGCAGATGTTTTCCAGCACAGGATCATGGAAAACATAGCAGCCAATGGTCAATAGATCCACCTGTAGATCTTCTAGATTGAATTGTTCACAGGCTTGTATGATCATACCGGACTGTAGGGATTGCGAGGAAGATCCAAATCATTGTCGTCGGGGTAAACTGGATAATCCACGATTAACCATTCAGTTGAGCCTGTATCACATCTAACATGATCTGTGATTTGCGCTGTTCGCGTTGATTTGAAGCCAGCAAATCAACCAACTGTTGTTTAAATTCCTGCATATCGGGATCGCTGCCAATTTGTGCTATGGCTAAAATAAAGTTATCAATGTTGACCTGATACTCTGTGACTTCGCGCTGACGCATTTCCAGTGTCTGTGTTAATATTTCTTGTTTGTAAGCTTCCAACATTTTTGATGTCTCCTTGATATGTTTATTTAAGATAGATCCTGGGTCAGTGTGTTAATATACCCCACCGAAGTCTATGCCATCTACTCCCAAAGAAGACAAGGGCGAGGGATTGCTATATACCGTACCAATGCCTGTGACGGTATCAAATGGATAGGCATAGATATAGGGTGATATAGCAAAGCCAACGGCCACAGCTCGATTGTCTAAACTAAATCCAACGCCTTCGCTGCTTGAATTCTGTTGGGTGGCTGGATCTGCATATTTGGCTCCAAATCCCGAACTTGACCAAGCGTAAATCACCAAACGCGGAGTACCTAGACTGGCTCCGCCAAGGGCGCAGGCCAGGGCCTGGCCATTGCTGCTCATGGCAATACCATCGGCAGCACGCGTCAATGCAGTGACCGGATTAGCAAGTTTTGCCCCAAAACCTGTGCTGCTATTCCAAGGATAGGCAAATAGATAAGGCGCACTTGAAACAGACCATATGATCTGTGAACTATCGGGACTGAATACCACGCCAGTCTGGGTCGTTGACGAAGATGTAGCGGGGGCAGAGTATTTTGTACCAAATCCCGTGGCATCATTCCATGGCCAGGCTTCGATTGACGGAACTGTGGCACTTTGTATGGCCACTGCTGCATTATCTGGGCTCCAGGCCATGCCATATTTGGCTTGTGCTATCAGCGAAGGAGGATTGCTGTATCTCGTGCCAAACCCAGTGGAATCATTCCAAGTATAAACTGCCACAGATGGTCCCGATCCTACACAACCTACGGCTGTGCCATTGGGATTCCATGCCACGTCATTGGCGTCTGCAGGCAGAGATGACGGATTGCTGTATTTTGCGCCAAATCCTGTGCTGGCCGACCAAGCATAGACAGTTATGTAAGGGCTGCCATTATGGGCATAAGCTACCGCAGTACAGTCTTTATTGAATCGTACCCTTTGACCATCTCCCGGAAGCAGTGGACTGGGATTACTGTATTTGGCGCCAAAGCCTGTGCTGGGCGACCAACGGTAAGCTTCTGCCCAAGGCGAGTTTTGTGTTGCCAACGCCACAAACTGTGAAGTATATTCCCGAGCGCCGCCGGCACGCATCACAGCACGGCGTATGGTCGATCCACGTATGATCATTTTGTTATACAGGATCCTGAGGTTGGCTGGGTTCTTCTGTGGGTTCAGGTGCGGGCTCCACAGGCAGTTGATATTCGATCCACTGCTCGGTGCTTTGATTCCACTTGTAGACATGACCTGGCTGTGCTTGGGGCATGGGATCGCGTACTACCCAACCTGGAGGATACCACCATACAACTTCTTGACCTTCAGGAGGCACAGGAGGATCTGACACTTGGATCCAACCGTCGGTACCGTCGGTCTGGGGTTTGGGTATTGAACCATTTTTAGAATATAACATTATAAGCTCCTTAGATTATTGTGTTGGGAAGGCTGCAGTGGGCGGTGTGAAGTTGGCAGTGTAACGGGCGTATCCTTTGGTTATGCGAAAGTCGTCGATGTAACCAGCAAATGGAAAGCTAATTCCTCCGTGATAATAAGCCCCAATTGTGGGCACGTAAGAGCCGTAAGTGCTACCAGCTGTTATGTTGGTTGTGTTGGAGGCGGGGGTTCCGCCTGTCCCGTTAAGATAAACAGTAACAGTGCCGTTTTGTCTTACTATCGCGGCGTGATTCCATGTTGACACCACGGGGGTTCCGGCGCTCTGAATGGCCGTGCCTCCGCCTGATGCTGTTGCAAAAAAAGATACCCTTTCCGTGACATTTGCTCCCACATATACTACACATAGGTTATGCCCTGAGATCGCTCGTGTGTAAACCATACCGGAGGTTGTGTTAATACAGTAGAACCAAAATTCAATGGTGAAATCGCCTGTTCCGAAATCAAAAAGATTGTACTGGCCGCTGTTAAGGTTGGCCAAAGCGTCACCGCTGCCATCAAAGTACATGGATGACCCGCCGAACTTGCTCTGCACGGTTGATATCTGTGAGTTGCCTATGGTCTCCCAATCGCTCTTGGCGGCAGCATCGTAGATACCCGCGTTAATGCCAGACAGTAAAATCGCTGTGCCCGACACAGCAGTCAGCGGTGCTGTTGGGGGAGTGAAGGCGCTGGTGTACAGCGCAGTGCCGACCACTACTCTAAAATCGCAGGCGTATCCTAGCCAAGCACCACCATAGCTAGCATACTGGCCTAGACCATTTAATGTGCCTGCGGAATAGCCGGTGCTGACACTGCCCAAGAATACTCCATTCACAAACACTCGGATCAATCCCGATCCATCTCTAGTGATGGCTAGATGTTTCCAGCAGTTGGATCCCTTGACCTGTTCATTGGCCGTGGTTACCAATTGATTGCCCACGCTGCTTTTATCTAGTGTGATTGTTCCCGCGCTAACGTCAATGTAGACAGGAAAGTTGCCGATGGTAAAGAACCAACCGCCGGCATTGGTAGAGTTGAACCAACTTTCGATGGTAAAAACGCCAGAGATGTCAATGCTGGCTGATGTTGTGAGTTTGCTAGCTCCATCAAAATACATGGACGCACCTATGCTGCTGGTCGAGTATGCCGCGTCTGGGTTGAACGGCGAGAAGGGCTGCACGGAGGTGTCGCCGGCGCGAGTGATGGCAACTTGATTGATTGAGTTGTCAACGAAGCGATTGCTCTGGCAGGTTAGCAAAACAGTGTTAGCTACAGCAGACAGTGGAGATGTGCTTGGTGTAAAAGTAGTACTATACAAAGCACGTGTGGTCGCTCTCATATTTGAAAGGTAACCAACAAACGGAGAGCCCGTACCATCAAAGTCATTTCCAATGTATGCCAAAGTCCTAGACATGTTCGCGGTGTTGGTGGCTGTTGTGGCATCTGCCACACCGTTGATGTAAATTTTTACATTACCACTTCCGGAACCATTTCTTACTAACGCAATATGAGTCCAAGTATTTGCAACCAGAGCTGTTGTTGTCGTAATTGCAAATAAATTATTTGTGTACAAATATACTTTTGCATTTGCGTCTAAACCAAAAGCAAAACCGTTTGTATCTGGATCACTTGTTCTATTATCCCAAATTAAACGATAATTTGCAAAGGAAAGGGGAAATACCCACATCTCTAATGTAAAATCACCGGAACCCAAAGCTGTCATTGTTCCAGTTCTTAGATTGTCACCGGTGCTACTAAAATAATTTGACCAGGCCTGCAAGGGCGGGGTGGTGTAGTTCACGATGCTGCCAAATGGGTTGTTCAGCGTGCCCGTGTACGCGTTCCCGTTGACCGTGATCGTGAACGCGTTCGGGGAGTTGTCTATAAATGTACTGCTTTGGCAGGTCAGCAGCTGGGTGCCGGAGATTGCGGTGAGCGGCGCGGTGGGTACGGTGAAGTTTGAGGTGTAGACGGCATTGGAGGTTATGCGAGCATTCGAAATGCATCCAGTTATGTATAACTGCGGTGAATTAGGATAAGCCAGCCCTATACCAAGCAATGTTCGATCTATTGACGCAGTAGCACTTGTAGGCGTTCCAACAGACGATCCATTAACATATAAACTAATAGTGCCAGAAGATCGAACTCCAGCAAGATGAACCCAAGTATTAAGAGGAATTGCTGCGCCGGTTACGGTTGGGTTGACAACTCCTCCATTGCCAATAGCAAAAAAAGGCTGCCGTGAACTGTTTACCGCAAGATAGAATCCTTGCCCGGTGGCAGTATTGAATGAACTTATAACTCCAGCCTCAGTTCCCGGCGCAGAAGTCAAAAACACCCACGCCTCTAAGGTAAAATTTCCTGTGCCAACTGCAAAAGCAGATTGCGTTAGATTTAAATAGTCACCGCTGCCATCAAAGTATCCCGACCAGTCGGTCATGCCGAACGGGTTCACCACCGTGGGCTGTGAGTTGCCAACGGCGGTGATGGCAAAGGCGTTGGTTGAGTTGTCAATGAACCGACTGCTTTGGCAGGTCAGAAATTTAGTTCCCGTTATAGCGGTCAAAGGAGATGTTGTTGGAGTAAAACTTGATGTGTATACTGCTGAAGTTACATATCTGAAATTAGAAATATATCCGTTAAAAGAACTTCCTCCCAATGCAACTGCACCTACTAACATTGTAGTTGAAGTAAAATTTGTAGAGTTGCTAATAGTTGTTCCAACATTTCCATTTATGTAGACAGTCCAATTAGTTGAACCATTTCTTACTATCGCTAAATGATTCCATTGATTTGCTATAATTCCGCTAACAGACCCAAGAACAGATCCTGTATATGTAATTTGTAATTGATTAGATGTGCTAACATTGACATCAAATCCGTCTGTTGAATCTCCAGATCGCGTATTAAAAATTCCAACAGGCGACCCAAGAGATCTAATATAAAACCAGCATTCGTATGTGAACGATCCAGTGCCTGGTGCTGACGCAGTAAGAGTTGAACTAAGATAATCCCCCGAGCCATCAAAGTATCCCGAGTAGTAACCGTCAGTTTGCGTGCCACTGCCGAAGGTAAAGGGTGAGAATGCGCCCTGCGTGACGGAACCATTCCTTGTTACGGTAAGTGGGCTGGCCGAAGAATCTAGGAATGTGTTGTTCTGTGCGCCGTTCGTGCCATTCCCCGGCAGTAGCAATGATACCAAGTTGAAATAACTGTCTGAAGTTATACCTGCAGCCGACGAACTTACTGTCATGCCTTTGATTGCTGTTCCTTGTATTATCATTGTATCTATTCCTATTGCGTGGGGAAGGCCGTGGTAGGCGGTGTGAAGTTGGTGGTGTACCGGGCGAAGCGGGTAATACGAACATCATCGAAATATCCATTTACAACAAGTGGTGTAGTAGATATTTGACCAGCTCCAATCACAACTGGTTCGGTTGTTGTCGTGATTGATGATTGAGTTGCAGTTGTGCCTATCTGCGTTCCATTTACAAAAATTCTTAAATTTCCAGATGCACATGACACGGCAACATGTATCCACGCCCCTGTTGACAAGGTATATGTAGCATCGCGCACAACAGAGCCATTAGCCGCCCATCTAAAATTACCAGTGTTTCTCCATTGAAGTATCCATTCAGTCCCGGAATTCCATTTGCTTATCAGGTTCTGGTCTGCGGTTGTATTCGGATACCACCAAAACTCAATAGTAAAGTCTCCGGACCCAAAGTTATAAAACGCATTATTTGGTACAACTAGCCAATCGCCAGTGCCATCAAATGCCATGGAGGATCCACCAAACTTGCTTTGTGCAGTACTGATGGCAGCACCACCCACGGTCTCCAGCACATTCTTGGCGGCAGCGTCAATGATACCACCATTGGTATAGTTGAGTAGCAGTTGAGTGTTGGCAATGGCGGTTAAGGGTGCGGTAGGTACAGTAATAGATGTTGCAGAAGCATCATAAACAGCCGTGCCTTTTACCACACGAAGGTCTTGTAAATAACCGTATAAAAGGTCTGTAATGGTATATCTGCTTCCAATAGTAGCCGTAGCGCCAGTAGAACTATAATTTGTAGTGTCGGTTTGTGTTGCTGTTCTAGTTCCATTTAAAAATAAAGACCCAGTATTGGTGCTGCTATTTCTAACATAAACAACATGATTCCACGCATTTAAAGTTAATGCTGAACCCTCCAAAGTTGCAGAACCATTGTACCAGCCTAATAAATTAGCCGCCGCCCCGCTTCCGTTTAATCTACATCCAAGTACCCAAGTAGATGTAACAGATGCCGTCCTAGCATCATAAATATAGGCTGCTGCTACTCCTGACGGCGCTGAAAAAGGATAATACCAAGCCTCTACTGTAAATGACCCTGTACCAAATTGATTAGAGGTTGACGGAGAATACGTCAAATAATCCCCACTACCATCAAAGTATCCCGAGCCGCCCACGGTGCCGGCAGCATAGGCAGTGGTAGGATCAAAGGGCGAGAATGCCTGTACGGAGGGAGTGTTAAGAGGTGTTATGGCAAGCGCATTGGTAGAATTATCAATATAACGATTGCTTTGGCAAGTCAGTAATGATGTACCAGACACTGCAGTCAGTGGCTGTGTTGGTGGTGTAAACGATGCTGAATATACAGCCGATCCTTTGACTACTCTAAAGTTGGAGATGTATCCATTGAAATCTCCAATATATGTATAGACATTGTACAGATAAGCGCCCAAGCCTATGTACAATTGATAGTCGGTTGTGGAAGCGGGCCACGCACCCGATAGAGTGGGATTAGTAAAAGTAGATGTTATATCAGTTCCGTTGACAAAGAAATAGTTTGATCCGCTGATTCTGGACCACGCGATGTGTGTCCACGTGTTGAGAGGTATGATCGTACTGCTGGTGTTATCAGTATTAGATCCTCCATAGTCTCTAATTATTGATAACGCTCCGGTGTTTACAATGGACATACCATAATACTTGCTACCAGCTGGGAATGCAGCACCGTAAAAACTAAACAAGAAAGCAGAATTAAAGTAAGGAGCTCCTGCGGCGGGATACTGTGTTAGATATACCCAACATTCTACAGTTCCGCCGTTGACCATGTCAAACAATGTGCTGTTAGGAGTGGTCAGCCCTTTCATAGTAGATGTACTTGACCCTGCACTGTTGACAAACACGCTCCACCCGGTCTGGCTGAATGGTGAGAATGTGCCCTGCGTGGTGTTGCCGTTCCTTGTGACGGTGAAATTGTTGGTGCTTGAATCCAAGAAGGTGTTGTTTTGTGCACCATTGGTGCCGTTACCAGGTAGTAGCAATGATACCAAGTTGAAATAACTATCTGGTTCTACTGTAGCAGCAGATGAATACAATTTCAATCCGCGTATTTTTGTGCCTTGTATTTTCATATCTGTACTCGTTATGTCACAGCCGATACCAGAGTCACAGTAGCATCCAACAATGCCTGCACTTCGGCTTTTCGTTGCAAGCCTTCGGCTGTGGTCACCACAAACTTGGCTACATCTATGTCACGCAGCAATTCCTCTGCTTCGCTTTTGGTCAATGTACCTGCTGCTATGTCTCGCTGTATCTGTTGTAATTCGGCTTCAATAGCCAACAATGTTGTGTCCATCATCTTTTCTTCCTTGCCATGGCCTGCTGTGCGCCTGTGCTGGCTAATGTGATCAAACTATATTTGCTGCGGCAGTATGCTGCCGACACTGGTTCAGATCTAGCATAACGCTCAGGTAAAGTAACTGTGATTTCTTTGATGCTGGCAGCCATGGCAGCCACATCGCGATTGTTCTGCAGTTCTCTAGCGTAGTTGTGGAATTCCACAGCTTTGCGATGTATCACCGTAGCATTCTCAGCACTGATTTTGGCATCTTGGCATTGGGCAGCCATGAATTCACTCATGGTACGCAGTTCTACTGCATAGGTATATTCGCGATTATCAAAGGGTGGTAGCCAGTAACTTTCCCAGGCCTGCTGTACTGTGCCACAGCCCACAAGCAAGGGCACAAATAAAAATAGGAGTATTCGACGCATACTCCTATTTAGCACAAAAACGCTGGATATCAGTGTTTAATGCGTGACCAGACCTGCGTTCTTATCTGCTGTGTCAATGCATCGGGCAGGCTAACATAATCTAAGTCAGCAGCGTCCTTTTTACCATTCTTGAAAGCCCAGTCAAAGAATTTGATCACTTCTTGGCTGGACTTTTTGTCACTGGGATCGATATACATGATGATGAAACTGGCTGAACTCACGGGCCAAGCATTGGGATTACGCTGATCCACGATTGAAAGTCCCATGCCCGGTACTGAAAACCAGTCTGCACCATCGGCAGCCGCAGCAAAAGTCACATCATCGGGCGCTACGAACTTGCCCGATTTGTTCTGCAGCAACATAAAGTTCATTTTGTTCTTTTTCACATAAGCATATTCTACATAACCAATGGCGCCTTTGATCCTGTTGACATTGGCAGCAACACCTTCGTTGCCCTTGCCACCCACTGATGAAGCAGCAGGCCACTTTACCGCAGCGCCCTTGCCGACCTTGCTAGCCCACTCTTGACTGACTGTTGACAAGTAATCAGTCCAGTTGAATGTGGTACCTGAGCCATCTGCACGGTGTACCACAACGATGTTTTGATCGGGCAGCTTCTTGCCTGGATTCAGTGCTGCCAATTTAGCATCGTTCCACTTGGTGATTGTACCCATATAGATATCAGCCAATACAGCACCGGTGATGCGCAGTTCACCTGGTTTAAAACCATCCAGGTTGATCACTGGCACAGTGCCGCCTATGATGGCAGGAAACTGTATCTGGGCATTCTTGTCTAGATCTGCACCTGACACAGGTGCGTCTGTGGCACCAAAGGTCACGGTTCGGGCATTGATCTGGCGTATGCCGCCCGATGAACCAATTGATTGATAGTTGAGTCCCACTCCTGTGGCTTTTTTGTAGCCTTCGGCCCACTTGGCGTACATGGGATAGGGAAATGTAGCACCTGCGCCTGTGATGTCGGCAGCAATTGCTGTGGTACAAAATACGACCGCGGCAAACATTGTAAATAGTTTTTTCACTTGAATTCTCCTTTGTGTTGTGCTCCTGCACAAGACTATTTACAATAAACTGCGCGGTTTATTATTACACTTTTGTTACAGTGAACAAACTGTAGATCAAGATTTATTTTTTGTGGTCAATCATGATCTGTAAAACTTGATTGATCAATAGATACCACACAGTGATAATGGTCAATACCACCGGAGCCAGGATCAACTGTCTAGGCGACAGACCTGGCAAGCACAACAGTAGATATAGTGCCAGTGTGCCAGGCAGCAGATAGGGCAAGCAGGATTGTAATCCCAGAGCCAGAGAACTACTTCTTGTCTGCTTCTTTGAGTTCATAGTATTCTCGATACTTTTTCAGCATCTCGCGCTGCTGTGATAGGAAATTGCGTGTCACAGCAAAATCTATGGCCAGTTCCTCATAGCCATCGTCGGTCAAGGCAAACAGCACTTGATCCGCATTGGCTGCTCGCAGTTCTTCAAACACACGAGCCTGATTTTCCGGAGTGATGATGATCCAGCGTGGTACTGCGGGTTTGATGGGTGTGGGATCTGGTAGATTCAGTGGCGTGCGTGCCACTGCTTTCTTTTCGATCTCTATGGGCTTGATGGCATTCCAGGCCAGCAAGGCACAGCCCTGCAGATTCATTGACACCAGGATGACAGCTAGTATGGATCTCATTGTGGTGCCCGATAGTTGGGATTGGCTATGGCAGGACATTCTTTGTTGATCTCCGCTGAATTCTTGGCTGCTAATTCTTGCTGGGTATGTGCCGCGCCCGATGCCAGTTCAAGACAGCGCATAGCATTGCGTGTGCCGCGATTCACCAGGCGTTCTACCAGTTCTGGTCGTTCGCGAGCCAACTGGCCAAAGTCTCGGGGATTGCCGCGTGCGTCCTGGCTGAATTTTTTTGTCAGCGTGTCCACTTCACCGCGATAGCGTTCTGCTAGATTCTGCAGATCACGATTGGTCTGCTGAATGGCTGCAATGTCTTCAACCATCTGCCGTAACAAATCTTTTTGTTCTTGGATGCCTTGTTCTAGCCTACGTGCGTTTTCTTGACTTTGCACCAAGTCGGCCTTGACGTTGGACACATACCAAAGTCCTGCGGCTATGATAACAGCAATGATCAGTGCGACTATGGATCGGATTATGGCGCCGACGGGCAGCATCAGGGCCTCTCGTAACTGGCTTGGGCACGTGACATGGCTGTGCGAGCAGCATCTGCTTGCTCACGGCCTTGTGCTTCGGCATCCCGTGTGCTGCCTCCGGGTTCTCCTGCGATGTTTTTGATGCGTTCTATTTTGGCTGGCTCTTCGCCGTAGGTATCAATAAAATATTGACCTAGGCCTTCGTCGTACTGCCAGTCAATGACTTTGACTGTGCCGTCTCGCATGGTCACACGATATCTAGCAGGTCTAAACATACCTTCCGAGATGATCTCGTAGAGTTTCATGCAATCAATCCAGGCTTGTACACAGTCTTGCCATTTTCTTTCATGGCAGTCAGCACCTGTTTCTTGATATTACCTTCCACATAGCTCACATGCACCCAACCTGAATCGGGCACACCAGGAGTGTAAAATTCCAATATCACTTGTGTAAAGTCCAAGTTGCTCACGATCCACTGTGCAAGATCAGCATTGGCCACGCCGGGTATTTCTATGTCAGCGGCCTGACCTTGGCAATGATCAGATGTTTTAGATCCACCCACAGCTGCATTAACATTGGGATGGCGAAAACCAGAATTCACTTTCACACCAGTTTTGTAGTGTTCGCGCACTGGTTGCAGAACTCGTTCTGCAAGCCTTTTGAGATTGGCGATTTCTGCATCGCCGGGAGTGTTGTCTAGATTGTGACGCAGTGCTGTTTCTGACTTGATCATTTCTGACAGTGTGAAATTTTCTGTGAGTTTCATTGAGGGCTCCTTATCTTGTGATGTGTGCCAGGTCTTGCCAGTTTTTCAAATCTCTGGCCACTCTGCGATATATGGGCTTGGGTGTGAGACCAGCGGCTTCGCGGATTTCGTTGATATCGCCTTCTTTTTTTCTGTTGTATTCTGCTGGGGTCAAGGTCACTGTGTCGGCCACGGCTTTTTTGCTGTAGGGATAGGATTTTTTGCCCACGTGTATTTTGAACTTGTCTGCGTCAATGGCTGTGAGGTTAGGCAGTTCGGTCATGACCTGATTGAAGTTTTTCACAAATTCGGGCGATCTGCGGAATTCAGCATAGACCAGGTAACGATTGGGTTTGATTTCTCCCGGCGAGCGATCAGCATCCAGTATGAAGTCATAACCTTTTTCCAACCAAACAACCAAATCGTCTGCGGCCTGGCTGTTGCGCAGATAAAAACTCACAACTATGACATCTGCATCATCGCCCATGCGGCTTTCGAATTCATCGATATGTACAGTGGGCTTGACCAAGCCCATCATGTCATGATATTCCAAACCTTCATTTAACTGTGTCATAGTGCCGGCGCTCCTAGTCCGCCCACGCCCGAACCCTGTCCCGGAGGTGCGCCCAGTGAGCCAGGTTGTGGCACACCAGGTGTTAGCGCATCCTGAGCAGATGGTCCTGTTTGATTCTGTTCTTTGTCTAGATCTTCTTCATAGGCATCATCAAGATCCGCCAAATCCACACTTTGGTCTTCTAATTCTAGGCTACCAGTCTTGATGTCTTGCATGAGGTCCTTGGGCATGGTGATGCGCACCAGCCATATGTCTTTTTCAATCATACGAGCTTTGTGTGTGCCAGGACGGAAATCTCCAGGGTTTGTGATCTTCTCTGGGATCTTCATTTTGTCTTGTTTGTATTCCACTGTGCAGTCCAGGCTGGTCAGCCGCAGTCCTGCTCTGGGATCGGGCATGAGTTTGTAAGGCCATAAGAATATGCAGGTCACTGTGTATCTGCTGACATCGGGACCTTCCACCAGTTCGCCAAAGCGCCAGTTTTTGTAACTGTAGATGTCTAGTTCATCCAGCACACGCTCAAAGTCCAGCAGCACAGCCATGCTGCCGTCTGAAGTGTAGATGCCTTTGATCACATCGGCTATCAGCCAGTAATCGTTGTCGCCAAAACCGTTTTCAAATACCTTGATGCCCATAGTGTATTATTTAGTGCTTTTGGGACCTAAGGGGATTTACTCGAGGGGGATTTGTTTGTGTGACAGCCTAATACTTAGCTGGTTTTTCCAGGGAGATATGTGCGGTTTAAGTGGGACCGCAGGTGATCTAAATAACATTGGTAGCGATAACACTTAGGAGAATCCACCTTGGCTCGCAACAAAAGAATAGCAGCACAAAAAGCAGCACGTTACACCGAACAACAAATGGCACCCAACACCATAAACTTCCGAGAAGCACAGCGAGTCAGGCACATAGAACTGGTGCCCAAGAGCCTCAATCAAGAAAATTACATATTAAAGTTACTGGATCCCAAACAACACATTGTGATAGCATATGGTCCTGCAGGCACAGGCAAAACTTACATAGCCATGCAGGCCGCAATAAAACAGTTGAAGATGGGCGCGATCGAGCGCATCGTCCTCACTAGACCAGCCGTGGGCGTAGAAGATGAAAAGCATGGATTCTTACCCGGGGATTTAAATTCAAAAATGGAACCCTGGACCAGACCACTTCTCGACGTGTTACGCGAATATTATAGCCCACGCGACATCGCAAAAATGCTAGAAGATCAGACTGTGGAGATATCCCCCCTGGCATTCATGCGCGGCCGTACCATGAAGTCAGCGTGGGTGATTGCTGATGAAATGCAAAACGCCACTCCTGGTCAAATGAAGATGCTGCTGACTCGTATTGGCGTGGGATCTAAGATTGTTGTGACAGGAGACGTTGAGCAGGCCGACAGATCAACACGCGATAATGGCCTTCTAGACCTCGCAGAGAGGCTGAACGCTCAAGGAGTATATGGCCTAAGTATATGCAAGCTGGATCGCAGAGACTGCCAACGTCATTCTATCATTGATGGAATACTAAAGTTATACGACTAAGAGGAGGTTCAATCATGAAATATCCCACCTCGTTTGATGATCTACAGGCGCATCCGCCTTAAAGCCGATCTGTGAGATCACTGTAGAACATCCGTGACGCTAGACGTCAATTCAGCCCGTTATACCCTAATGGGCTTTTTATTTTGTGATGGGACCGCCTTCTACCCAGGCATCGCAGGTGCGTTTGGCAGCACATTTGAATTTCAAGAATTTGCAGTAGCCTAGATCGCCAGCATCGATGGTATCGTGGGGATCGCTGCCAGGTTCCGAACCAATGCCCTGGGCTATGCAGTCCAACATATCTGGCGATATGTCAAAGGCAGCACAGTTGCCGCAACGATTCTGTTTGACAGATTTGATATCATCTGTGTTCCATTTGTCGGCCAGCTCCTGCCAGTATTCGTCATTGGGCTCATTGGGATTCAATGGACCATAGTGATACTCGTCTATGGCCTTTTGTCTGTTGCGGAGATTTAGACCAATGTCTTGTGTAGCCGGTGGACAGCCCTTTTCAATGGCTTCGATTATGTTGATGTAGTTTCTCATTGGTAGTGACCTTAAGTGTTCTTATCCTGATTTCTTTGCCAGGGTAAAGTGGGTTTTTTACTGATATCAGGATTGAAGTTTTGTATTTTTGGTGCTGTGTTTTTCTTGAGATCTCCCTGTACATATCTCTGTGCTGTGCTGAGATTGCGATTCACTAGATCTGTGGTGGCCAATTCTTGGCTGTAATTTTTAGCCATCTTGCCGGTGAGGAAATAATTGTAATCTCCTTCGGTATACAACATAATGTTGCCATCTACACCAGGCACCGTACCAGCAGGCACGATCTCACCATCTCGTTTGTATGCTCCGCTGCTTTTGATCTTACCATACATTTCTGCAGGCATGGGATTAAAAATCATTTTGTCATATACTATGACGTTTTTGCTTTTGACCCATTGATCAGGCATATCTACTGCTATGCTTTTCAGTGGCTGATGCACAGCATAATCCTGGCTGGGACCAAATACATCTTTGGCCATGCCATATCGATCTACATCCAAGGCCTGTGCTGAACCTGCGCCCAGGGCTAGACCGCCGGCCACTGCAGCCGCTGCCATCTTTTCTTTCCAACCTTCTCCTAAGTCTGCGGATTCCTTGGTTGAAACATTTTTGGCTGCACCGCTGCGTTCGGCATCAGGATCTTGTCTGCGTTTGCGTGCCGCGGCTGATGCACGACCTTTTTTGCCCAGGGCATGTGCCTTGGCCTGTGGCAAGCACTTGGGCTTGCCTTCACCTTTGCTGCCTCTAGCACAGTCTCCGCGTATCTTGCCATCGGGTCCAAACCGCACCCACTTTTCTTTAAACCATTTACGCAGATCTTCTTCTAGTTCTTGCTCTGAAACAGGCACACAGTTAGGCACCTGGCGATCTCCTTTTTTCTTCATGCCCTGTTGCTGATAACCAGTCCAGCAGGCTTCAAGAATTTCTTGATATCTCATTTGTTTTTCTTTCCACCAGTGCCCCAGTTGGCAGCACCTTTTTTGCGACACTGTACCAAGGCACCTGATGCATAGGCCGAAGGCCATACCTTGTAACGGCTGCGCACTTTATTGTAGCAGGCGTCTTTTTTGGCTTCCGATACAAATTCATGAGCACGCATTATTCTTTGCTCCTGGCAACAAAGTATCCAGTGATTATGCCCACTATGCCTACCAAAGACTTTTCCAGCAGTTGTATCACTGCGGCGTCGGGTATTTTTCTGCTGATGGAAGCAAGATAAAAATCATACACCACAGACCCGCCCAGGATCAGTAAAAATCCCACGACCAGGATCAGCAGTATGATATCTTTGGGTGTCCACATATGGCAAATCTCTTTGCCATATTTATGGATTTTATTCTACTGCTAGATTCACAGCAGCAGTGGGTTTCGCAATTTCAGGACCGTGATTATAATCCAGCATCATATCAAATTGCTGCCTATAATGCTGTACATAAGTTTGGAAAAGTTTTTCCCAGTCACGTCCGGCTACTACTCCATTGACGTGGGCCTGCAGGACCTGTAATTTTTTGAAATCTAATATTACAGAAAAATTCCTATAGTGCTGCGGCCGCAGATTTTTTCGTATTTCGCTGACTTCGTCATACTGCCCATTGGGACGTTGGATATATTTGATCAGGAAGTATCTCATTTTTCTGTCAATGTTATAAGTGTGGCTGCCAGGTTGATTTCGGGGTCAGCTATGAATGCATGGTTGACCAGGCCATCGCGTATGGTCAAAACCGAATGATTGAATGCTTCATCGTCTTCGCCAAACAGTTCTATGTTGTCATACATCCAGGTATAGATGCTTTCATACTCACCAGCAGTGACATTGTTTAATATAAGTTCTCTGGCCTGTTTATATTGCTGGCGTTTGAACAGATCAACTGCCTGTGCCATGTAGTCGCCGGTGGCTGTGTTGTTTGCGGGATTTTGTAGCACACCTCCAACTGAGCCCAACTGCACAGCATTGATAGATTTGCGCAGGTCGGGATAGTGTGCTGTGACATAACTGTCCAAGGTATCCAGTTCAAATTTCACGCTTTCCGAGAGCAAGATGGTGGCGATCCTGGCCGTGAGTTCAGTTTTGTCTAGATCACGGATATGGAATCCTTGGCAACGACTGTGCAGTGCAGGTATCACTTTGTTGGGATAGTTACAGGTCAAGATAAAACGTGCGGTGCTGGCATACTCTTCCAACAAGCCACGCAACATGGCCTGGCTGGCCTGGCTGAGATAATCTGCTTCATCCAACAGCACAACTTTGAACGCACCAAAAGGCATGGTGCTCACAAAGTTCACTACCTTGTCACGCATGACTTCAATCTTGGTTTCGTTTGAAGCATTGATCTGCATGACGTCATATTCGTTCACATCCAACTGATTGATCAAGATTTTGGCCAGTGTGGTTTTGCCTGTTCCCGGTGATCCCGAAAACAGCAGGTGTGGTATGGCTCCATCTCGGATCCAGCCTTCCACCTGTGATTTTTGTGCAGCATCCATGAACACATAGTCGGCGGCTGTTGCGGGGCGATATTTTTCTACCCAGAGTCGATCAATCATAAGTTTCCTTTGGCAATATCTAGTACTTTAGCACTCAGTTGGGTCAGTGTCAATGACAATTGGTTATTGTTTGATGGTATTTTGTTGTGCTTCGGCCACACGTTTGCGCAGGCTGGAACTGCTAAATGAATGGTCTCGTTTGTTGAACACCAATTCGATGCCACGCTCGATGCAGATCTTGCGACCAGTAAAGTCTTTGTCTTCGTACTCCACACCCAAGATCCTGACATCTATGGGCAGGGTCAGCAATATATCTTCCAGATCTTTTTCTGTTTGATACACCACTATTTCATCCACGAACCTAGTGGCAGATAGTTGTATCTGTCGTTCTACTATGCTTTGCACTGGTGGATTCTTGCTGTCGGGTCTATCGATGGTGGGATCGGTTTGCAGTCCTGCTATGAGATAGTCGCAGTGATTTTTGGCTTCGGCCAGCATGGCTATGTGTCCAGCGTGCAAGAGATCAAAGGTACTGAATGTTATACCTATCTTCATGCCAGCGTCTTTTAATTCTCTTACTCGGTTGAATATCATTTGTTGTGTTGTTTTTTTAAAATTTGCAACATCCGTTGCTTGTCCCAGTCTTCTTCGCCGGTGAATTTTGGTAAATTTTCATAGCGTTCATCTATAAAACACTTGATGTCATACAGGTCTTTTTTGATATGGCTGGCAGTGAATCCGTCATTGTAAGGACTGGACACTTCAGCCATCATGCGACTGAGATCCAGCCAGATGCGATTCTTATCCCAGTCTATCTTATAGCCCATCTTTGGCAAAGTCGTTCACTGTGGTCTTCATGTAGCGTCCATCTACAGCATCGCCCATGGTATCGTCCTGTGGCAGTTCATCAGACACCAACAAGATATCATTGGGATCAATGCGACGTATGGTCCTAGTGCCTTGCTGATCTTCGATCTCAAGACCTCTGGTCCAACGACCGTGTGCTATACACACATATTCGCCTACACGCACACTGGTCTGTTCAGGACCCACAGCATAAACTCGGCCCCAGCGAGGACGTATGCCAGTGGCCTGACCGTTGTCATTGGGCAGTATCAATCCCCCAGTGGTAATGCGCTCACGGAATTCCATGTCAGTGATTATGACATGATCTCTCAAGGCGCGAAGACTGGAAATTTTTATGGGTGCAAATGCGGGAGTCATTGTTTTTTATTATCCTTGGTTTTGGCTATGGCTGCTGCTAGACCTGTGGCAGGTTTTACAGGTAGTGATTCTTCCTTGACGATTTCCACATCATCCTGGGCAACATCTTCGGGAAAGTCAACTGGTTCTTCTACCATGGGTTCAGGTTGGGATTCTTTTACTCTGATATCAGCCTGAGGTTTTTCTGCTTGGGGTTTTTCTGTCTGGGTTTGATCTGCCTGTGGTTTTTGTGCTGCGCCAGGCCGATTTTGTTTTTTGGTTTGTGTGTTGTACTGTTCAGCCAACTGTTGCTGCCTGGTTTTAACTATATTGTTGTTGCTGTCAATAAGATCGCCGCGAGCATTTACATTCATATTGCCCACTGCGCGGATCTTTTCATTGGCCATTGACATAGATCTCATGTCTATGGTCTTGCCCATGGCTGTTTTATAACTCTTACTCATTGTGTTCTCCTTTATCGCAAGAATTCTGCTATGTCTAAATCATACTCAAGACTATTTACACGATGCACGCCCATGAGATAAAGAACAAAGCTGGCAACTGATGATCCTCGACCAACACCGTATATGATTTTATTGGCACGCATGACATCTACCAAGTATTTCAAGTAGCACAGCAAGGGAAAAAGATCTCGATCAAAATACATCAATAGTTCTTGTCCCACACGCTGTCGTTCGGCATCGCAGGTGCAGAGATCCAAGATATACTGTGCGATATCCAATGTACCATATTCTTCGGGCATGAGCCAATGCTGTTGTGCCTCCTGATCCCAGGCTTCTACTGGCAATGTTATGTCTTTGGCGGTGTCAAATGTCAAGCCTAGATCCAATGTGTCCTGGTAGGCAAAATCTACCAAGACTTGGCCTAGATCAAGATCGGGATTTGATTTTAGTGCCTGGATCAGATCTGATTCACTGTATACGAATCTGCCTACTGCATCAACTTTCATTTTTGGTGAATTGTAGTATTTTGCTCACAGTTTCAGATTTGCCTTCGTTGTCGTCAAAGTGTAGATCTAGATCTCGCCATGATTCCATGGGTTTGAGTTTTACTATTTTACCACCAACGTCTGTGAAGTTACAGCAGTTAGGCGAATTTTCCACCCACCAGCCAGTGTCGTGATCCAAAGATCCCGTGTTTTCATTTTCGTTGTGTAGATATTGTACCCACTGTCCTTGATTGCTAGCGATGCTGACATCTGTGACGATCAATGCTGTTTCTGCTATGGTGTTGAGTTTGAGGTATATGGCAATGCCCACTATCTGATCATAGCACTCATCTGGCAAGTCGATCACTCGGATGCCTTGGCTCTGCAGTGCTGATATGCGATCCTTTTTTGAGGAATCTACCAACACAGCACCATCTATTAAGTGATCAAAAAAATGTCTCCAACGATCTATAGCAATGTTTTGTGCTACGGAATCTAGTGTGTTGGTGTAAAACTCCAGACCACAGGTCATTTCCTGTATGCAAAACTGGTCGTTGAGGAAAATTCCTACATTGAAAGCATAACTCTTTTTCAGTCTTACATTCATGAAATATCGATCACGGTGTTGTAGTTGGCTGCGTTGTTGCCCGAATTATTACCGTACTTGGCATCTAGTTTGGTCTGTAGAATTTGTTTGTGGCTTTCAATGGCCATGAATATCTGATTGGCCATGTGATTGTTGCGAGCAGTTTGAGCGTACTTGACTTTTTGATAGAGCCCCGAAATAATTTTTTCCATGTCCTCTATGCTTTTATCAGCATAGTTGGCCGGATCAATAAACGGGTGCTCCATCATGGTCAGTGGCTTTACTTGGCCTTGGCTTCTTTACGTGCGTTCTTTTCTGCTGTGATTTCATTGCGACGCAGTTTTATGGCTTTGGCTGCTTCGGCCAAGGCCTTACGAGCGCGGGTACCTGCAGCCGAGTTACCGGATTCAAATTTGGCATCTTCTGCTTCCCAGGCTTTGACAGCGTCAAGAATGGCTTGTTTGGTTGACATATGTAATTCTCCTTTACAGTATTAGTTAGCATTATAAATCACCTGGCTGACGATTTTCTGAGTACCACGCTTGGAATTCGCCACCGGGATAACGGTTCTTGAGTTTTTCGATATTTTCTGCGATCACATCGTTAGGGTTGAGGTTCAGTGCTCTGCAAGCATTGACCCAGTACCACATGATGTCGCCTAATTCACGTTTCATATGATAAAGATTCACTTCATCCAAGTTCTTGCCTTGGAAAAAGATCTTCTTGGGGATTTCACAGAATTCACCTGATTCTGCTGCCAGTCCCAAACAGGCTGTGAGCAATAATGGTACATTCACATCTGGTCCGTGTCTGGGACCTGCTTCATCAAATGTTTCATAGTTACCATCCACACGATCCAGTCGGTTCATGAAAGTGGTCAAATCATTGGATTCGGCGCTGGTTACTTGCCGTACAAATTCTGAATACTTGTCAAGATCTATCTGCATACAAAGACTCCTTTGAGTAATTGTAGCATATCTGTAGATCAAGTCAAGTCAGTTTGGAAAAATCAGGGATAACTTAAAAATATAGCGCCCACATTGCCGGAATTGGATCCGTTGCCTGCACCACCAAATCCTGCACCCAGACACTGGGGATCTGCGCTGTTGGCCGAATCTCTACGTGCCGCTGCAGGCAACGGCGAAGTATAAGGACCGCCTAATCCTGTGCTGGTTGATCCGCTGGCAATGTTTGCGATATTGAAGTAACCTGCTCCGCCACCGCCACCGGCTCCGCCAGTGTATCCAGTGGGCAGTGTCGGTGGACTTGCTGCGGCTGTTCCACCAAAGTAACCGCCACCTCCTCCGCCCATGCCATAGAAATTAGGTGGAGCAGCACTGGGTCCAGTGATACCTTTGCCGCCTGCACTCCAACCTGTACCACCAGGTGCATTACTAATACTGGGCGTTGACGCTGGAGCAGGTATTCTAGCATCACCTCCGTGCGCTGGTGGGCCATTGGGTACATAATTACCGGGACCTACTGCACCGGTTGTGGTTCCTGGACCATTCCATGTTGCTCCACCGCCTCCATTGGCAGATCTGACACCACCAACTGATCCAGCACCTCCGGCAGTGCCACCGCCACCGCCACCTACTGCACCGCCTGACGTTACGGGAGCTACTGATACTACCGCGCCACCGCCACCTCCAGCGGCAACTGCTATGGTTACGGGACTGGGTGATACAGTTTCAATGCCAGTGGATCCGCCGCCCCCGCCGCAGCCTCGACGAACACCACCGGCCATGGCTGCGCCACCGCCAGAAGCCACACATAACTTATAGGATTCACCATTGACCAATGTCCACGTGCCACCAGTATAACCTGCTCCGCCTCCAGGAGATCCGCCTGTTACAGGAGATGTGGCATAGCCGGATCCGCCGCCGCCTCCCCACATCTTAAGAGTCACACTGTAGTTACCTAAAGATGTTACTGTGTAATTGCCTGCCGAACTTAATCGCAATGATCCATCCACAGCAAAGTTCCAAAATGTATTGGCACCCTTGGGACTGGGACTAATGGTCAATTCGCCCAAGCCTGCAGGTGGCGCTGGAGCAGGCGATTCAGATACAGTTATGATACTAGCGGCTGCTGCTTGTTGTATGCCTGACATGGGATATCAAGTGATGTTGGCACCGGAAAGGAACCAAGTGTTGGCTGAAACTTTTACTATGGTTCCAAAGGCATTGCTGGTCATGGTCCTGTTGGCTGTGACTGTGATGGTACTGTTACCTGCTAGATAAATGCTAACACCACTGCCAGGAACGATGGTGGAATTGCTGCTGCTTTGATTGATCAGTGTGACAGCAGCGCCCAAGGGAAAATTCACGCTGGAATCATCGGGCACAGTCAAAGTCACACCGCCAGCGCTGTTGTAATAGTGTTTGCCTGCATCAGACAAGCCCAACGTAGGAGTGCCAGTCCACGATACCTGTGGAATATCTCTATAGCCTATGCTGAAACCTCTGATGTTACCTTCGTTAATGCTGGCAAAATTACTGAGCACTATGTTGCCACCTGATATGTTTGCGTTGGCAATAATAGTGCCGTTGGCTGTGATATTGCCTGCTTTCAGTGGTGCAAACACTGCCTGTGACCAAGCTATGACTGTATTGGGTTCTGACGACACACCTTCAAATACTTTCCAAGTTTTGTCGGTGTAATCTCTGGCAAAACCAGTATGTAGATTTGATCCGTTGAAATAACCTGCTACGATACCAAGATCTTCTGTGTCCCCGGGGTTGTTGGCAGCCAACAGAATCAAAGGATCGTCTATGACCAAATCCTGTACATTGATATAAGTGAGATTGCCCGTGGCCGAGATGTTGCCGGCTACGATCAAATTGCCATTGACTGTGGTATTGCCTGCTGATATATTGCCTGCTGACAAATTGCCTGTGTATGTGGTTAGAAATACTGCTACATTGGCGTTGCCATAAGCGCTGCCGCCACCCACGCTGGATAAAAAGTATCCGTTGCCCAAGATGTATGCACCCTGCACATTGGCAGTGGTGGTGACGTTGCCAGTTAAACTGTTGATAGCGCCAGTGTATGTGGGCAAATAATCGGCTACATTGGCATTGCTGTAGTTTGTGCTGATGCCCGACAACAGCGCACCATTGCCCAAGAAATACCCAGCGGTGACATTGCCAGCAGTGGTTATACCAGTTGCAGCATTCACATTGCCAACAAATAGATTGCTCCACTGTGCTGTGGCAAAGTTCTGTAGTTTTACACCATTGACATTATCATAGCCCGAGGCTATGGTTACAGCAAAATTGCCGGTGCCATTATTGACATAAAAGCCATCATTGGTATAGATTCTTGCAAATGGATTAGTGGTTGTACCTATATCAACTGTAGTAAGTCCCCCCAAGGGAAAAATGTCTTCTGCGTACACTACGCCATTGAAGATTGGAGTGTTGTCCTGCGTGTTGCCATTGCCTATGTTACCGGTGAAACCATTGCCGAGATAATCTGCGACATTGGCATTGCCGTAAGAACTGCTGCCGCTGATGCCGGTCAAGAAAGCACCGTTGCCTAAAAAATAACTAGCTGTAACGTTGGCCGAGAAATTGCCGCCTGTGCCTGATACATTTGACAGTGCTATGATTTCGTTGGCTTCTACAAATGTATCAACTATGATATTGCCTGTGGCATCGATGGATTCTACATAAAGTGTGCCGGCTGACACGTCTGAGGCTGAGCCAGTGATGGCATCAACAAAGGCCACACCACTTTGCCCTGCACCTGAAGCAGGCTGTATCTGTGTAGCGTTGCCTTGATCACCTGCAGGAGTTATCACATTGCCAACGTAGATGTCTCTAAAGAACAGTGTGCTATTGCCTATGTCAACTGCGTCATCGATCAGTCCGAGACTGGCGCTCCATGGTAGTATGCTGTTGGCATACACATTGCCTGAAAACACTGTGGCGCCTACTGTGGTAAAGTTACCGGCAGCTGCGCTGGTATTGCCAATAACTATGCCGTTTATACTGCCCTGTGTGGTCAGTTCCCAGGCTTGACCGTTCCATATCCAGGTTTTACCGGCAAATGTATATAGATCGTTTAAACTAGGGCTAGTTGGAAAGGTCAGATTAGGCACAGGTATTCTCCGCTTGAGTATTTATCAAGCGGTGTAAGTGCCTGATTCGGTAAATGTCATGACAGTATTGGATCCGCTGGTAGTCACGCTGACGTTTCCTGAAGTGTTGCCCGTGTAATAGTCTGTTGGCACACTGAGTATGACCACACCTGAACCTCCTGCGGCACCTGGTTGATTGCCAGCGCCTTGGGATCTTCCGCCCCCTCCGCCAGCTCCGCGATTCACAGTGCCCGATGTAGCAGCCGTGGTACTGGTGGCACCATTGCCACCTATGCTGGATCCACCAACACCTATTCCTCCACTGCTGTATGCGCCACCACCACCACCTGCTGCGTAAAATGTTGCAGATCCTATGATGGATGAACTATTGCCGGCTCCACCTGCTCCACCAGTTGTGCCAGAAGAACTAGAACCTGCGGCCCCTGCTCCACCGCCACCTGATCCTGCCTGTCCCGATGGTGGGCCGCCTGGATTGCCCTGTCCTGGTGTACCACTGCCTTGAGTATAGAATGAAACACCACCGCCTCCCGAACCTCCACTGTTGGCTGTGGCTCCTTGCGATCCTCCACCACCACCGCCTACTGCGGTCACTCCAAAAGCCGTGGTGTTGCTGCCATTGGATCCTGCTATGGTAGTGCTGGCAGCAGCAGCACCGCCGGCTCCTACTGTGAAGGTATACTGTGTGCCACCATACAATGTGGTAGCACCTGATAAGTATCCACCTGCACCTCCGCCAGCAGCACCTGCTGTGTCTGCACTGTTGCCTCTGCCACCACCAGCGCCACCACCTACCACCACATATGATCCACTGTAAACTGCAGTGGCAAGAATAAACGTTCCTGAAGTGGTAAATGTGTGTATGGTATAACCACCTGAACTGGTAATGGTGCCACCTGTGGCACGCTGACTACCTGCATAACGGATTATTACTATGCCTGAACCACCTGTGCCACCGGCACCGCTGAAAGCAGAACCGCCACCGCCACCGCCGCCAGTATTGGTTGTTCCGTTATCTCCAGCAACGCCCGAGGGGCCGTTACTATTTTTACCATTGCCGCCACCGCCAGCACCACCAGTTCCAGCAGTTCCAAAGAAAGAACCACCGCCACCACCCCCTGCGTAAGTTACAGATGAACCAGAAATAGATGAAGCAGTTCCAGCACCGCCGTTACCGCCAACAATCGCAGGTGATAAAACTCCCGCTGTACCAACCGCAGATGCTCCGCCACCACCACCAGCCGCACCTGTGCTATCCCCATTTCCAACTCCACCGCCACCATTATTTCCTTGGGAAGGTGAAGTCGATGGTGTATTTCCAGATCCACCAGAAATTGTTGGAGTGCTTCTATAACCACCACCGCCACCACCAGAACCACCATTTCCACCAGCAACAGATGCTGCACCGCCCTGTCCACCTAAACCACCGCCCGTTGCGGTAATTGTTGAAAATACAGAATCATTGCCTTTTACGCCATTATTGGCTGACCCACTAGCACCTCCCGCACCACCAGCGCCAACTGTTACTGTATATGCTGTTCCTGGTACCAGGGTTAGATTGCTGCCGACTCTAAAACCACCAGCACCGCCAGCACCGCCAATGTCTGAACCGCCCCCGCCGCCGCCTGCTACCACTAGATATTCAAAAAGATTTTCCAACGGCCAGTCCTGCTGTAGCATACTCAATTCTACTTCGAACATTGACCACACGCCCGAGGCTGTGGCCGTGGTAGGTAAGTTTGCTACGCCAATGACGCCACCGTTGATACGACGCGGCATTTAGTTGATCTCTTCCCAGGAAGCCACTATCTCTAGTGAACTGTTGGCTGATGCGTTGGCAAATA